CTTAATTATTAATGTTGTGAAACATCGATTATATGGGATTATTTGGATTATGGGGTAAAAGTGTATCGGTTGAACGTGACCGTAATGGCACTTTTACCTATTCTTTTTTAGATCAATCAGGTTTTGTAAACTCTACTAAGTATTTAGAATCATCCCTTACAAATCCTGTTTTACTTGCTATTATTGCGTTGCGTTCAAAAATCTATTCTCAAATGAAAATTACCCATTTGAACAGCGCAGGAAAACCAATCGAGAATAGCGAAATCATTAAACTTTTCAAACAACCTAATTACTTCCAATCTCAGGAAGACTTTTTCTTTCAGCAAATGTGGTTTTTAAGTGCTGCTGGAACTAATTTTACTTATAAAGTAGATGCTTTAAAATCAACAAAAGCAATATTTAATCTTATTCCTTCTGAAATAGATTTAAATAATACCGAGAAAGTAAAATCATTCATCTATACCAAAGCTGAATTAAAATCGTACGGAGACAAACACATCATTTATAAATTAGACGGTCAAACGTTTGATATTCAGTTAAAAAATATCATCCCTACTTATGACCTCGCTAATGGATTAACGTGTAATTCTTTAATGAGTTCCCCTTCACGTTTAAAAGGAATATCTAAAACTATCGAGAACATCGAAGAGAATTTACTATCTAAAAATGTAAATTTAAAGATGAGCCAAAAATATCTTATGGCAAGTCAAGGCGATGGAAATGAGGCGCAAATACAACCAGATGACCGTAAAGATATATTCAAAAAGATAGCTCAAAAATCATTATTGATTACAAATGCAAACATTAAAGCACAACACTTAGTTAGCGATATGAAACGGTTGTTTTTAGACGAACAATTTAGTGCCGATGCGTTAACCTGTTTATTAGCTTTTGATATGTCTAAAGACGTTTTGAACTATTTCAGTAATGGGTCAAGTACTTATGAAAATAAAGAAAAAGCGATGTTAGATTACGTTCAAAATTCAATCCAAACAGATGCTAATAACACAATGAATAGTTTTTCAAGTTCATTTGGATTGATTGATAAAGGGGAATCTTTGCAAGCTACTTACAATCATTTACCAGTTATGCAATTGGTTATGAAAACTAAAATAGAAACATTGGCAGCTTATCAAGCTACTTTAATTTATGAAACACCCGAGGAACAAAAGAAATTAAGTAATGATTTTAAATTAATACTTGGATTATGAGTCAATATGGAAATTATAAAAGCAACTTTGTTAAAGATGTGCAAAAACAAATTACAAAGGAAGAAATCGAGAAAGCTAAAAAAGAATCATTAAAAAGAGAATTGAATAAAGATAAAGAAATTAAGAAATGATAAAATCAATTTATTTTCCAGATAAAACATTCGAAACAAAAGAGGAGCTTTTCAAGGAATTGAAAAATAATCTTGATTTTATTACGGATGCTAAAAAGTCACAAATACAAAAATCTTGTGACAAAGGTTTGTCAGTAACTTGTAAATCATTAGATTTATTAAAGTTTTCGGACCAACTAAAGGGAATAAAAATTGATGATAATTTCTATTATATTGCCGTTAATTCAACCCTTATTTTAGATAGTCACGAAGATTTACATCTTAACAACCTTTGGAATAAATCGATTAAAGAACAGCAAGGCAAAAACTATCTTGTTATTGATCACGAATTAGAAGTTGATAAGGTTGTAGTTAGAAAAGAACATATTGAAATGTTTGTTGCTAAAGTACCTTTTTCATTACTTGGAAAACCATACGAAGGCGAAACACAAGCCTTAATCTATAAAGTACCTAAAGCACAAGTAAAACATCAAGCCGTTAAGGAATGGCTAGAAAGCGGTGACGATATCGAAGGAAGCGTAAGAATGCAGTATGTTACATTTGTTTTATGTTTAGATTCAAACGATCCAGAAGACGAAACGTATAAAACAAATTACGATTTATATTACCCAATGATTGCAAATAAAGAGGATTTTGAATACATATCTTATTTCTTTGCAATAAAAGAAGCTAAAAACGTAAGAGAATCTAGTTTAGTAGTGTTTGGAAGCAACTCTACAACTGGACAAATTACCAATAATAAAACGGAAGCCGTCGAAGACACTGCCGAGATTAAAGAAGAGCCGTCAAACGACACTCAAACAACGATTAAAAGAAGACGAAACATTTAATTTAAAACAAAAAATTATGCCATTTAAGTACAAAACTGACGCTGAAGTTCAGGCAATGACCGAACAAGAAGCAAACGATTACGCAATTGCAAAAAGAGCGCACGAAGCCGACTTGCAACAAAAAGCTATTGATAAAGCTGTAAAAACCACTAAAGAGGAAATGCAGGTTATTATCGACAAAGCAAAAGAAGATATTGGAGAACTTGCTTTGCAAATAAAAGCAATCGAATCTAAAGGAAACACGTCTTTAGAGAGTGAACTTTCAAAAGAATTGAAAGAGAAAAAAGAATCTATCAGAAGTATCGCAAAAGGAGCTAAAGAAGAAGTTACTGTTAAAGCGAACACTTTAAGAGCTTCAATCGCTACTAATCCACACAATTTACTTGTTGACGGTATAGGACAGCTTCAAAGAAAGAAAAGAAGTCTTTATGATATTTTTCGTAAAATTCCTGTTTCAAAAGGAAATCACAACGGGACTATTGCTTATGTAGATTGGGACGAAACAACGGTTAAAGCTGCCGCTATGGTTGCTGAAGGTGCTGCGTTTCCAGAGTCAGAAGCTAAATTCAAAGGCTACACTTTGCAATTGCAAAAAATTGGAGACACTTTGCCTGTATCTGAAGAATTTTTTGAAGATGAAATGCTTGCAGCTGCTGAACTTGATATGTTCTTAGAAACTAACGTTAATGACGTTATCGACACGCAAATCATCACAGGTGATGGAACAGGAACAAATCTTAAAGGATTAGTTTCTAGCACTCCTGCTTACACTCCTGTAGCTTCTGGAATCACAGACGCGAATATTTACGATTTAATTGCTAAAGTTTCTGAGTCTATTACCTCAGTTGGTAATGCAAAATACAGTCCTGATTTCGTTGCAATGAATATTGCCGACATTAACAAATTGAAATTAAAAAAAGACACTACAAACAACTATGTGTTTAATTTCAATGATCCTAGAATTGATTCTTTGAACATTATCGAAGACAATCACGTAGTAGCAAATACTTTGTATTTAGGGGATTCTCGCTTTGCAAGAATTTACGAAATGGGCGGTGTTGTATTATCAGAAGGTTATACTGGTTCTCAATTTACAAGCGATATGTTGACATTGAAAGCTCGTAAAAGAATGGCTTTCTTGATCCGTACAGTAGATCAAACAGGATTCAAAAAAGTTACTTCTATTTCTGCTGCTCTTGTAACTTTGGCAACTCCTTAGTTATGATTGGCGTTAAGTTTATTGAGGATTTTGCTGATAAAGTGGTTGACGATAGAATTGTTGTTGATTCTCAGCTCGCCTCACAGCTAATAGCCGAAGGAGTTGCTATTTTAGATCCGGTGCAAACCGAGGCAGTAGCAGCTACAGTGTTGAGCAAGAAAAAAGTAAAGTAATTTAAAAATTAATCCCAATGCAAATAGTAAATAACACATATTTCCAAAATCAAAATTATCTACACATCCCGTTAGCGGTTGCTGATCCTTCAGGGACGCCAAACAATCAAACGGAAATAGATTTTCTTTGTGTTAAATTGGAACGTGAAATATTACTAAATGCGTTGGGTTTAAGTCTTTACAATGAGGTAAAAGCGATTACTGATATTAATGCAGCGGATGAAAAGTTTAAAAAACTAATTCAAGGAGACGAATATGACGGTAAAATATGGTTAGGTTTGGATCACGACGATTCATTAATTGCTAATTATATTTTTCAAGAGTTCGTTACTCAAACAGATATTAGACTTTCTGCAACTGGAGCAAAAAAAGTTAATCCTGAAAATTCAACTACCCAAACACCAAAATACTTAATTGCTGGAGCGTCACAAAATTTCATTAAACAGTACCAAGGCGAGTATTTAATCGAGCCTATTGTAATTGGAGATTTTACTGATTGGTATGGATGCAATGGTATAGAAAAGAGTCTTTACGGTTATTTGATGGATAAACAAGCTGATTTTATTAATTGGAAACCTGAATACTTTAGAGTTTACGAAACTAAAAATAGCTTCGGATTATGATAGTTTTTGAAGAGAAAATCAGGGAATTAGTAGCGGTTATGCCGAATTGGGAAAATACATTTCCTATCCGTTATGATTGGGGAACTATAGATGTTCTAAACAAATTCCTTATTCTAAAAGAAAGTATATCAAAATACCCGCTTATTTGGTTGGTAACATCGAAAGACACAGACGACTTGTTAAGAAATCGAGTAACAAGAAGTGCGCGATTTGTTATCGCTACACGTTCAAACAATGTTGAAGCGTTTAACGCTATGCAATATCAAACAGATTATAAAGAAATCCTAATACCCGTTTACAACAACTTTATAACCGTTCTAAATAGTAGCGGTATTTCTAAGATAGTTGGAAGCACTATCGATAAAGAATTAAAACCGAATTACAGCGTAAACGATAACGGAAAAGGATTAGTTACTATCTGGAATGCTTTAGTTTTAGATATTGAAGTTGAGTTGACAAATGGGTGTATAAGAGAAAATATTAAATTTTAAGCTATGGCTGAAAAAGAAATAAAAAAACAAACATTTACTGTAAAAAAAGAAATTACGGTAGATAAATTGTATAAAGTTGGTTCTAAAATCCAACTCACTGACAAAAAAACAATTGATAAATTAATCTTAAACAAATTTATAAAATGAGTTTAGAAACACAAATTAACACTATTGATTGTTCTCAATCAGGTGTATTAGGCACAGGCTTAGCTGGATGTAAAATCGACCAAAAAATGGTCACTGCATTAGGGCTTGTTGAAAAAGGATATAAATTCAATGCTGAATTTAGCAAAGAATATATGCGACAATTGCAGCAAGAAGGTAAATTAATAATGCTTCAAGGAGTTGTTTCTTATGAAGATGCAACTGCCGATGACAATATTATTACACGAGCCGGATCAGGAGAAAAAGTATTGGCTGGAAAAAATCCTTATGAAAAAGTAGCCACTTTTGATAATGGAGTTAATTTTGCTACTGCATTGACGTATTTAGGCGGATACAATCAATACGATTTGATTGAGTTTGATATCGAGGACAATATTTGGATGACAAGAACTAAAAACGACGAGCCTAAAGGATATACTATGGGTATTTTCAACCCTACTAAGTATATGGGTGCAAATGGCACTGATGCGTCAAGTAAAACAGTTTTACTTCAAAAAATAGTTCGTGACGAGATTGACAAAAGAATTACATTTGTTACTGGAGACCAAACAGATTTTGCAGTAAGAGAATTAACAGGTGTAAACGAAGTTGTTTTAACAGTTGATCCGATTGTTACCGCTTCTACTTCAATTGTAGTAAGTGCGTTTTTATTGGATAAAATACATCCTGTTTTAGGCTTATTGGTTGCTGATTTTTCCGTAACACGTAATGGAGTTGCAATTGTACCAAGCGGAATCGCTTACAATGCAACAACTAAAAAATATACATTAACCGTAACAGCCAACACAACTGCTGATATTGTGACTGTAGATTTAGCCGATATTATTTTAACCGCTGCCGATGTTTTATACAAAAGCGACGTTAAAACCGTTGTTGTAACTGCGTAATAATTAAAAAGAAAGGAGAATAAAAGCGATGCGTAATGTATCGCTTTTTTTTATATCTTTGTTTGAAATGATAGAAATTATGGAATGGAATACTGGAACGCCTCCAAATGAAGTTAAAAATTACTTAACAAAAAATGATCAAGGACACGAAAGAGTTTTAGAGTGGTTTGAAGGCGATTATTTTGAAAGCGGAGGCGTTGGATTTTGGTCAGATGAAATAGGAGAAGAAGTTGATAACATTACTCATTGGAAAGAATGCCAACAACCATAAACGATTATATCAAAAAATGCGAACTTGTAGCACGTGAAATGCTGAACGAGCAGGAAAGAATTGTGCTTGCTAATGAAGATAAAATAATTAGTTTGAATGTTGATGCTTTTCAAGATGGAATTGGAAGCGATGGAAATGTTTTAAATAACAGTAATAGCCGTTTTAAAGGAGTTTATTCTTTATCAACACAATTATTAGACCCGTTAAAAATAGCAGGAACTCCTTATAATTTCTTTCAAACAGGTGCTTTTTTATCGAATATGCAAATTGATTTACAGCCTAATTTGACTAAATTTGATATTTTTAGCACAGGAACAGGAAGCGGAGATAAATCTTTGTTTTTTAAGGGTTACAACAATTTATTTGGTTTAAATAAAAATAACAGCGATATTGTGAATTATTCAATCATATATCCAGAACTGATGAAATTTGTAAAAAAGTATTTATGAAACTATTCAACACATCTAAAACAAAATACTACGATAGCATCGATATTTTACCGCTATACAACTTCGACAAATATCGAACTACCTCGGATATGAATTGGTTTATAGTTGGGTATGATGGTAGGCAAACTAAACAACCGATCGAAACTTTGCAACCTATTGAGAAAATCATTCTTGATGAATATTTCAAGGCAATTGATGATCGTTCGTTTACAAATAGATTGCAAAAAATGGCTGAAATTTACTTATTGAGACTAAAATATAATGTTGTAAAAGAATTAATAAAAATAATGTGGTTAGGATTCGGAGACAATGAAATGGATGTTCGCTTATTATTTGTTAAAAAATTAGCTGAATACGGTTTTAAAATGTCAGAAATAAATACAATTGATGGCGACGCAGTTGAATTACAACGTTTAAATACTCAGTGCGAAGGATTGAAAACACGAATTTCATTGATTGAAATTGAATTAAAAAAAGATGAAACAATTGAGAGCACTAATTTAACTAAGCAATTATTAATAGCTCAAATTGGTTTACAAATAAATAGAATTAATCCTAAAGAAATAACAGTTTTAGAATGGATTGAAATGTGCAAATTATTAGAAGAAAAATCTAAACAAAATTAATATGGATAATAGTGTAAATTTAGTAATCGGTTCAGAAGCAATAAAACAAGTCCAGTCATTAACTTCTGATTTAATACTTGCTAGAAAAGAAGTGTTAGGATTAGCTGACGATTCATTAAGACTATCTAAATCTTTAGCTTCAATAAATACACCAAGCGGGTTAGATAAAACAGTTCAAAGTACCGCATCTTTAAATTCTGAATTAACTAAACAAAACGCAATTATTTCGCAATTACAACAGCAAATTCAAAAACTTACAATTGCTAAACAACAAGCAACTACTCAATATAACAGTTTAGGAAATTCTATAAATTCAGTAAATAAATCTACTCGTGAAAGCTCAGTTGCAAACCAAATAGCACGAGCAGAAACAGATAGAAATTTTAGAGCTACTACTTTACTAGCTGGAGCATACGCGAGGGCAAGCGCACAGTTATTAATACTTAAAAAACAAGCGAAAGACGCTGCAATTGCTTATGGTGAAAATAGTAAACAAGCTATTACAGCAAGCAAGGCGGCTTTAGATTTAGATACAAGAATAAAAACGGCCGATAAATCAGTGGGAGATTATCAAAGAAATGTCGGTAACTATACTGGTGGTGTAGTTGGTGGATTTAAAAGTATATTTTCAGGAGTTAGGCAGTTGGCTTATATATTACCAGGCTTAGGTATTGCTGGAATTTTTAACATAGCAATTGAAGCTATTACTACATTGGTTGAAAAAATGGATTTGTTTAAATCTAAAGCAAATCAAGTAAAACAAGCAAATGACACTTTAAATAAGTCGTTTGAAGAAAGTTCAGTAAAAGACGCAACTAAAAATGTAGAAGAATTAACAATTAATATAGGACTTGCAAAAGCAGGATTTTTAGATAAACAAAAAGTAGTTGACCAATATAACGAAACAATTGGAAAAACAACAGGATTAGTAGGTTCTTTGGACGAAGCAGAAAAAGAATTGACTAAAAATGGGGATGCTTATATAAAAATGACTTTGTATAAAGCGGCCGCAAATTTAGCCTTAGAAGATGCTGCAAAACAATCGTTAGCAGCCGAAAAAAGCCGTTTAAAAGAATTAAAAGAGTTTGCGGAACAAAGCGCAGACGTAGGCGTTTCAGTAGGAAGTACCGCACCGGGTTATGATCCAACAGCAGCGGCTAGAGTTGCTAGGAAAAATATCGAAGCGCAAAAGAAAAACAAAGCCGAAGAAATAAAAATTAGTACCGATGCCGCAAAACAAAGCATAGATATTGCTAAGAAATTTCAAGAAGATGCCGCAAAAATAGCAAAAGATTTTGATTTTAATTTATTTGGAGATACTAAAAAAGAAACTGTTAAAAAAACCAAACAAGACAAGGCAAAACGTGAAGATTTAGCCTATTTAGAAAGCTATATTAAACCTGTTTCAACTATTGTAGATGAAATCAATAAAGAAATTAATCGTTTAACAACTGAAAAAATAATTGCAAATCAAGAAGAACTCCCTGCTATAAATGAACAATTAAGATTGTTGTTAGAGCTTAAAAAACAATTAAATGAAGTTCCAACAGGCGGTGCGCTACCAAATGCAATTGTAGTTCCAAATCCTAAGCCAGAATTAGATAAACTTAAATCAGATTGGAAAGAGACATTCAATGAAATAGCTGATAGCGCACAAAAAGCAGGTGAAATTATCGCAGGATTTAGCGAAATGAATTTTAAAAATGAGTATGCGCGTTTAGAAGCTCAAAAAGATATTTCTTTAAAATTTGCAGGAGATTCGGCCGAAGCAAAAGCAAAAATTGAAGCAGATTACGAAAAGAAACATAAAGAAATAGCTAACCGAGAAAATAAAGCAAAACAAAGACAAGCACTGTTTAATATTGCCATTGATACTGCACAGGCCGTTATGGCCACAGTTGGTAAAACGGGGTTCGCAGGATTGCCATTAGCTTTGATATTAGGAGCTTTTGGATTAGCTCAAGCCACATTGGTTGCTTCTCAAAAAATACCTGAATACTTCGCAGGAACTGACAACCACATAGGAGGTTTAATGCTTGTAAATGATGGAGGCGGCTCTAATTATCAAGAAAAAGTAATATTACCTAATGGCAAAGAAGTGATGCCAGAGGGTAGAAATGTGTTGATGAACGCACCGGCCGGAACAAAGGTACTTACTCACGAACAGCAAATCAGGGAAATGCTGAACGAAAGAGGAATTTCAATGTCACGCAATTACGCATCAAGCGGAATGACTGCGCAGGAAATGGATAGCGTTATGGCGAAACATTTTAGTAAAATTCAAGTGAATAACACCACTTTTGATCGTAGTGGTTTTTCAAGTTGGGCAGAAAGCAATGGCAACAGAACAAAACAAAATGCAAATAGAGTTAGTAGAACAGGTTTTAAAGTATAAAAATAAACCCCTTTAATTAAGGGGTTTTTAATTTGTTTTCTTCTAATATTTCTTCAGGGTAAAAACGAACTCTTGTTACATCTTTTACAAAATCGTCATTTTCATATCCGATAAGATATGGAGTGTGTATTTCTTCTTTAAGTTCTAATAAATACAAATGTATTTTTGTAATCAATCCATCTGTGTTTCCTTTTATTTCTAAATCAGGTATTTTTCTCATAATTTCTAAACATTAATAGACACACTTACTTTAATATTAGTCATTACACATCTTGTTCCTTGCTTTGCTTTTGAAATTTCAATATCAACGTCTAAATCATTACTATTTATTTCTTTTGCAAATTCAATAATTAAAATAGAAATGTTTTTCTCTAATTGTTCTTTTTTTAATTCTATTTCTTTCATGATTTTTTATTATTTATTTCAGATAAAACGGCTAAACAAGTAATTATCATTAACCAACATAAAAAAGTTGTCCAAGGATAATCATTAATAACTTTAAATATTTCTCTCATAACTTATATAAATTAAAAAAGACCTCCGATTAAAGAGGTCTTTTAGTTTTGTAATGTTTCGTATCACTTCATACGATTGCAATACAAATATAAACATTTATTTTGTATATTTGAATAAAATTTAAAAGGATATGAGATTTTTTTTAGACTTCAAAAGTGATAATTTCGGAAAGAAACAAATTGATGAACCGTTCGGGACTTCAGATATTAATTTTTCATTAAACCAAAAGCCTAATAAAATGGGGCGTGATATTTCATTCAGTGGTAATGAAATTCAATTTGAATTTACAGATAAAAGAAATCACGAACTTAAACAACTACTTTATTATCATAGAAAGTTCGGTTTTGAATCGGTTGTAGTTTTGACTATTGAAATTGATGAAAATAATAAATATAATTGTGATTTAGATTTTGCGACTGCTGAAACTGACGATTTGGAATACTTTAAATGTAAAGGTATTGAAGATTCTAAATTACAGATAATAAATGCCAGAAAAGCGGTAAAAGTAGACGTTTTAAGCGATGTAGATGTAGACGGTAATTATATAGGTGGTTTGATTCCAGAAAATATGCTATTATTGGCTAAGCCTGTTATTCAGGCTAGTGAATGGAAACAAGATGCACAATATACAAATAATTGGCTAACAGGGACTAATTCAAAAATATTTATAAATCCGTGTATAAATCTAATAAAAAGCGAAATAGAAAATAGTTTTACTTTCTTTTCGCCTGAAAGCAATATAAATAATGGAGGTGAAAGCAATTATTTAATTGTAAGAGCTGTAAATAATTTGAATAAAGTAAAAATAAATATTAAAACTATTTCGGTAAATGGAATTTTTACTCAGCACGCCAACGGAGGTGTTGGAAATGCAAAAATAGATTTGATTCTAAAGGTTGCAGGTGTTGAAAATATTATTTATACTGAGTATAAAGAACTAACAAACTTGATTACTTCTGAAACATTTACTTTTAATTTAGCAAACTACAATTTGGATATTGAAAAACTAAACAGAGGAGATGAAATTTATTTATACTTTAAAATGTATATTTTTCAAACTAAATTTTATGAACCTCCTTTTCCTGCTATAAAAATGGAAGCTACTTTTAATCTTTCAGAAATTAAAATTAGTGCGGAAAGTATAGCTTATAATTCAGTATCAAAATCTTTGCGTTTGGTAGATGTTGTAAGGCAAATTATAAAATCAACGTCAGGTTTGCAAATAAACGCACCTCGATTTGAAGAGTTAGGACAATTTTATGATAACCGATTAGTAAACGGAAACTTTTTAAGAGGGATTATAAATAAGCCATTTTATGTGAGTTTAGAAGATATTGAAAAATCAATTGTAGAAATGAATGCCGATTATGAAATTGGATCAGATGGGAAAGTGTTTTTTGGAATTGAAGAAGATTTTTACACAAATACTGAAAGCGGTTTTTTTAACAACACTCAGTTTTCAGAAATGAACAAAACTTTCAATCCTCGTTTTATGGTTAATGAATTTGGATTTAGGTATTCGAATTATCAATCACAAAAAGAGAATGAAGAAATAAATAGTGCCGATACTATACACGGAGAAAGTAAATTTGTGTTTTATAATAAAGCGGTTGAGAATAAAAAACCTGTTGAAGTAGATTGGACACGTGACGCATTTTTAATTGAAGCAACCAGAAGAAAAGCAATAGTAATAAAAGAAAATACAGCAAGCCAAGACGATGATACTATGTTTTGTATTGATTCTATTGACACGACTTTCGATAATGAATTTATTGAAGTTACTGAGCTGCAACACAATTATAATCCGACTACATTTAGACTGACTTTAAGAAATGACGGTTCAATTAATTTCAATTCTTTAGGAATACAAGTAGGCAGTTATTTTTATATTTTGCCAATCGATGCAAATGCAGGAACTTATTTAGTGACAAACGTAACTGAAAACACTTTAGAATTAAATCGAGTTTTAGGAATCACAACTATAACAGGCGACGGCACAAGACTGACAACTTACAAATATACATTATCACAGTCATTCGTTCCATTTACTAATTACACAAATCAAGGATTTAGTGAAACAGAAAATTTAAATAGTGCTGATAGTTATAGTAATAGACGTTATTCGATTAAAAGAAATATTTATAATTATTGGCAATCTTACATTGCGACTTGTAATTTGTATTGGAAAAATAAACCATTAAAAAACACTTGGTACAAAAATAATGGAGACTACACGGCAAAATATGACGGTGTAAAATTAACCGAGAAAGCGGATATTGTGCCAGATAATCCAATATTATCACCAAATTTATATAACGAAATTATTTTCGCTAATGTAGAATTTACGGATTTTATTACATTGCAAAACAATATTCGTTCGGAGCGTGGATATATTAGAACAATTGATAATAACGAACAGGTTATAAAAGTTTACCCTATCAATATTGAATATTCATTGCTTGAGAAAAAACTAACAATCAAGGCCGAAGAAAAATACGAACCATCGTCAATGACAATCGAAACTAAAACAGGATATTATTTGATAAATAACGAAACAGGAGTTGATGAAGTTATTTATGAAATTAAAAACGAAAAAGTTTATTTATTCGATTTGAATCGTTACCGATTGTATAACGGGATTTATTGGATGGAAATTTCAATTAACGGTGCAATTGCTCCAGATTTAGAAACTTTGAAAGTTTGGTTAGACTTATTGAAATAATTAGTATATTTACAGCTAACAATTTAAACAAATAAGAAATGAAAACATTATTAGCAAAATTCAAAGTTGGTTCAGTAACAGATTACGGAAATAATAACGTTGAAGCAAATCTTTCAGCAGTTATCAATAATTCTGAAGAAAACAAAACTTTTAGCATTTATACCCCTAATGCTTCAGTAAAAATTCACATTACAAATCCTGATGCTTTAGATTTTTTTGAAGCTGGTCAAGAGTATATTTGTAAGTTTGAAAAAGCTGAATAGAAAAGAGTAAAGTCGTGAGAAACTTGAAACTCAAAATTAAACCTATTTATTTATTTAGATAGGTTTTTTTTGTATATTTGCTCTAAATAAAAAAAGGTGCTGCCGTCATCCCGATATATGTTGGCAGGTAAATTGAATTAACATATACCTTTTTTTAATGGATTAGTAACTCAGTAGGTAGAGTGTCAGACTGAAAATCTGAATGTCAAAGGTTCGATTCCTTTCTATTCCACGAGCGCAGTTCGAATCTGCTCGTTTACCGAGACAATAGGTAGTAATATCGGTTCGATTCCGAAGCCTTATTTATAAGGAATATTCAACAACGGTGGTTGAAGGTATGCTGGTAGGCAAGCTACTATTTTAATACTAACGATGTGAATCAGGAGTAAAATGGCAGTTAAACCCTTTATAAACATATTTCGGACAAAAGACGAAGCTTTCTACTTTAAGAACAGCCAAATAAACACGCAATTTATATTTAAAGGGGTTCAGTTGCTACCTAATAACGCTTCAAAATACATTCAAGTTACAGAAACTCCAAGCGGGATTGATTTAGAAGATTGGACGGTTAATGTAGTTGATTTATGCAAAGGTACTAAAACCGATTTTACAGCATATTTCTTTGTAGATTCATTGACTAATGATTTAGATGGTGCGCCTCAATTATATTGGTCGCTTACAAATGTGCCTTTTGATTTTGGTTATAGATTGGTTTATCTTGAAATTACTCAATTAGTAGGAGAAACTTTTTATTCTACACCGTTTTTACTTACCAATATTGAGAATGAAAAAACTACACAATTTCATTACAGAGACAATAAAGACGATGTTTACCAAAGTATAGGTATTCAAACTTGGTTTGATGAAGAAGATAAAAAAACAGAACTTACAACTTATTACGAAGTTTCTACCAAAAACACCGTTTCACAAGCCATTAAAACAAGTAAAATAGAAAGGTTTAGAACTGAATTAATGCCTAAATCGGTTGTAATTTTACTTACTGATTTATTAGAGAGTCCTGTTTTGTATGTGAATTATATTCGATGTTCATTATTTGAAGCTATTGATTTACCATCTAAAACAGCACAAGAAAACTTTATCGAAACTTCTTATTCTTTATCTCCAAATTATAACGATAATTTCTTTGGATTAGCTGATTATAACGGGATTGATTATGGAAGCGCAGATTACAATACTGATGAAGTACCAATTCCAACACCGACAAGAATACATACAAATGTTTATAGTAGTGTTTACAATTAAAAATAAAAGATATGACAAGAGCAGACGTTAATACCGACATTTCAACTAAAATAACAAGTAAGACAGCAGCAGGAAGTTTTACAAATACTGAAGATGGTGCAAACCGTGTTTTAATGATGGATTATGTTGATCAGCAAGTTCCATACTTTATTTACGCAGCCACTTTGAGTCAATCAGGAGCAAACGCGCCTGTAAATACAGCAACTAAAAACAACACAGGATTTTTATTTGTATGGACAAGAAACTCTACAGGAGAATATATATTGACGTGTAATTCTTCTTTAAATGCGTTCATGTGTATATCATTTCTTTCAGAAGGAGCATTCGCGCTAAATAGTTTCACGATTATAAAAATAGGTGATACGTTTAGAGTTAGAACCTATGACAATGGAGTTATCTCTGATGATATTTTGAATAACTGCGGGCTGAAAATTGAATTTTATTTTTAATAATTATGACTTATTCAGAAATATTTTATTTAATAGATGAAAATCTTGCAAGCGGAATAAAAATACCTGCTTTAAAACATCGTGAAGTCGAACACGCATTACTTGATTATATTCAAGCTAATTTATCACAATCAGGCGATATAAAACCGATTAATTGCGATTTGACTTATTATACATATAATTTTGAAGTTGATGGTTTAGGTAAAAATCTACGTTCAGGATGGGCGGTTTGTAATGGGAATAATGGAACTCCAAATATAGCAGGTAAAACTATTGTTGGATATGGTTTAGGATATTCAACTTTTGGCGCAACAGGCGGTTCAAAAGATGCTGTAGTAGTTTCGCATAGTCACACGGTAAATTCGGTTAGAAGCTATAATAATACACAGGGAATAAATGGATTTTATGATAGATCAAATACGGCGTCAAGCGCAGGAATTTCAACAGAATTAACAGGAGTTGATGGAACAGATAAGAATATGCAACCATACATTGTACAACTTTATATAATGAAATTATGAGTAATTTAATAATTACAAAAGAAACAGGGAATTTTTTCTCTTTAGTTTTAGATGGTGGAGAGCCTATTGTTTCTGAACAAAATAGACTTACTACTATTGGAGACTTTTGTAATTTTAAAACGGCTAATGGCGCAAATTTAATATTAAAACAAAATATACTTTATTCAGAAATAACCATTGTCACAGGTAGTTCGTACGTTCCAACATCTATAAATGATTTATGGGTTTCTTTAATCGATGCAGGATTTTTCGATTGGTTGGGTACAAGCGGTGGAGGCACTGGAGTAGATAGATTTACGGAACTATTAGACACTTTCTCGAGTTATTTAGGTCGTGATGGTCAAGTATTGGTTGTAAACGAATCCGAATTAAAAATAGAAACGGTTGCAATTTCTTTGTTTTCCGCTGCTGATAAAACTAAATTAGATGGAATTGAGGCAAATGCAGAAGTAAATGTACAGTCAGATTGGAACGAAGAAGATCCTGAAAGTGACGCTTTCATATTAAATAAACCTCCTATAAATTCAATAGGAGTTTTTACAACTCGTTTTACCCCTGTAGGTCAAGTTTGCACGTTACCAGAGGGAGCAGTAGCGGTAAGCGCAACCATAGACGGTTATTTTCAATATAAAGAACAAGTAGGTTTTGAAGCAGATTTAAACACATTCACGCAATCAGGAAACGATGTTACTTTTGCGACTACATTCGATGGAACTCCACAAATACTAATTACTTACTACTTATGAAAAAGATACTTTTATTTTTATTATTACCTATTTTGGTGTTGGCTCAGAATCCAACTAATTTTCCTTATGGGATTAAGAATGCTGCAGCAACTTCTGACAGCGCACCTACTTTTATTGTTACAAGTCAAACAGATAATGTACACAAAAAAACACCCGCTTCACTGTTTGCTAAAACACAGGCGGTACAAGACAGTTTAGATAAAAAACTAAACATTTCAGATTTACCAACTAACTTAACCTTATACCCGACCACAACGGCAAGCGACGTAAGCGGCTACGTGGTAATGGTTACGGACATTCACGACGTAAGATATAACAGTACAGCGGCTGATGTAAGCACTCCCGCAATTACCACAACTTCACAATTAGTATCACAAAGAATTTCAGACGCGGGCGTTTTGATAGGACAGCCAGGAGTTTTTAATATCACTACTTTTGGAAATATTCGACATTTAAGCGGCTCAGGAACAGCGACTTTTTTCTTTAGAGTTTACCACAGAGACGCCGCAGGCGTTGAAACTTTGATTTGTACCTCGAGCACTTCTAACCCTGTTACAGACGGCGGATATACTGAGTTTTCAGCCTCGGGAGTTTGGGACGACGGCGATTTTGCCGCAACGGATAGGATCGTTATTAAAAGTTATGCTAATAGAATTGTAGGTGGTTCCGACCCCGTTTATCAATTTCAGTTTGGAGGAGATACCCCCGTCCGTACTTTGTTGCCTGTACCGTTTTCAGTTGTAGATGCAGGGTACGAAATGAAAACTAATAAAATCAATGCCTATGCAGTAGATGGGAGTGGTGCAAAATATTATACAGCCGATTATATAAATTCAAAATTACCCACCTCGTACACTAAAATAGTTTATGTGAATGCAACATCACCAAACACAGCAACGATATTTGATTTAAATAATCCACCTGTTACTAATGATAATGCTTTGAAATTAGATACGGCTAATCTATACATAGGCACAGATGCTAGTACTTGGGTTTACAACGGTTCTACTTATGTAACTAAGACTGTTCCTGATATTTCAAATTTTGTTTTTAGTGGAACTACAACGGATGCGGGGAACGACAAAACTTCAACTATTTACCGAGCGGGATCGATTCAAACTGGGGGTATTTTACAATCAAACGAGGGTAATTTTGTTGTAAAAAATGGATCGAATACAGCTAATTCTGGTGGGAGGTTTGCCTTTTATAATTCAGGATTTACCGTTAGTAATATGCTTCAACTAAATGCCTCAAACGGTTTGGATTTATGGAATTATGCAAGCGGGGTTTGGAATAAAGGGTTTACGTTTTCAAGTGGTGGTGCATTAACCGCTAATTTATTTATAAAATCAGGCGGCACAAGTACCGAGTTCTTAATGGCCGATGGTTCGACAACGTCAAGCACCTCATCTATTTTGCCCGTTGTCGAAACAGGAACTTCATTTACATTGGATAACACCTATAACGGAAAAGTTGTAATATTAACCGCGAGTTGCACCGTGACAATACCAAACGGTTTGATTGCGGGGTTCGAATGCTCCTTTGCGACGTTGGCAGGTGTTACGCAAACTTTATCTTTAGGCGGCTCAGTTGTTTTGTTTAATAATGTAGGTACTACAATGGCAGAAAAAATGTCATTTACCTTAAAAAACAGAACAGCCACAAATAACTATATAACAGTTGGAAATCTATGAAAAAGTATATTTTATTTTTATTATTTAGTGTTTTTACTTTTGGACAAAGTGGCTTAATAGCCAGACAAAATTTTGGAACTAAGAAAAGCACGTTTTCTTTTATTCTAAATGACTATCCAACGGCAATTTACGCATATTCATTTAGAAAGCTAAGAAGTGCATATACAGGAAATTGTATCGAAGTTCGTAGAAGTTCAGACAATTCCACTTCCAACATTGGATTTGTAAACAATGTTTTAGATGAAGTTTCTTTGTTATCTTTTGTGGGTGGTGGTGGTGATGGATTTGTAAAAACGTGGTATGACCAAAGTGGCAATGGATATAATGCAATAGAAACAACAAACGGTTTTCAACCACAAATTGTTCTTTCAGGTGCGGTAATTAAAAAAGCAGGAAAACCAGCTATTTACTCCCCAATGACCGCGCAATTAAATGTTAATAACAACCCACCACAAACATACGACTCTGCTTTTACTGTTTTTCAAAACGAAATAACAGGTGGGTCGGAGAATTACGTGCTTCCTTTTACAAGTGCAGGTTTATCAAGTGGCGGTAATTATTACGGGTCTTGCGAGAACGGAAGTAGCGCGGCGAGTTATGCTGGATGGGGAACTCCGTCGATTTATAAAAATGGCTCATCTTCTGCTTTAACCAACACAAGAGGCACTTTGTATACCGCTTTTAGAACCGGAACTATCGTTTTACTAAGTGAATTCACAAGCGTTTCACTCAGTCTTGGAAGAGGATTGCAATATCAAAATACAGGATTTAGACACGTTTGTTATGTTCAAGAACATATAACTTATCACTCTAATAAAACAAGCGATAAAACAGGAATTGAAAACAATATTAACGCCTTTTACACCATATACTAATGAAAGTAATATCAAAAACAAAAGCAATTCTTTTACACGACCGTGAGGGAATTTTAGAGGAATTTGTACAAATCAAAATACAGCAAACTAATAGAGATTCTGAAAACAAAACAATTCAATTCAAAACAACGGATTACTTAGTTTTGAATAAAGGTACAGAAAACGAAAGTTTCCAAGTGCATAAAGACCGTAACGGCTCGGAACAGGTTTTGCCATATACCAAGACATTTGCGGAATTTAAAGCGCAAAAAAAAGCTTTATTGTTAGCTTACCCAACAACGTTAACAGGTGACGATTTAGAAGATTACACGCTTCAATTGGTATTGTTAGACGATTTAAAGAAAACACCTATTTATGGGGTTGAATTTGAGGCTCGATGAAATTATTGATATTACTTCTAGCGTTTAATATTGGATATTGTCAAAGCTCAATCATCGCAGCAGGGAACCAAACCGAGACAATAGGCGAAGTATTTCCAATTATGCAACAGGATTTAAAAGAAAAAGAAATATCTTTGGGGATACCTAAATTCGAAGTACCTATTGAAAAACCAATAATAAAGAAAAAAATAAATTGGTGGCAAAAATTATTAAAATTATTAGGATTATGAATTGTCACTACATAAATAAATAACTTTAAATAAATAAATATGAAAACAAGATGGATTACGTGGATTTTGACAGTAGGAACTGTTATAGATCAAGTTTACGCTTTATTAGCAGAAAACACAGGGTTATTGGCTCAAATCGGAGTTCCGGAAAATGTTACTAAAGTCATTATGACAATTGGTATTTTATGGACTGCCTTTAGTAAAAGTTTAGCGCAAAAACCACAGGGTATTGCAAGCGATGAAGCCGACGCTATCATTTCGCCAAAACCACCAAGACCGTAAATGAGATTGATACACAAAATAATGCTTCTAATTCCAATTATTCTTATTTGGACTGAGTTATTTTGTGTATTTTTTTTAGTTAAAACTGACTTTTGGAAAAAAAACTTTGAGATAATTGATATTGTTGATACTATTTTAGTGGGTATTTGTGGACTTCATTTTATATTTTTCTATTTTTTATACACTCGAATATCAAAAATTTATCTTGCGTGTATTTATTATTTAATTATTCTAAGTTTTTTGTATATTTACCTTACAGATAAAGTGTATTACTTTATTTATTACACTATAATAATAACCCATATATTATTACCGTTTTGGAAGAAGAAAAAATATTAGAAAACGCCAGACTTGACCGAATGGAACAGCATATGAAACTTATGAAAGATGCTGTTCAAGAAACAAGGGATGAATCAAGAAAAATTTCAAATGCTTTGGTTGGAAATGAATATACGGGTGGTATAGGCATAGTTCACACGTTACAAAAAGTTAAAAACGACGTAGAACGCAATCAAGATGAAATAGCTATTTTAAAAGACAATATGGGACTAATAAAATGGTTCGCTTCTGGATTGGGCGGTTTAGTAATTGCAATAATAATTTATTTACTTGGTAAGATATGATAACAACAGCACAAGCAATCAATGATTTTGGAAAACCAAACGAAAACGGAACTTATTTAGTAACTATAAATTTACCTTATCCTATGCGTTTGGCTTGGGATAAAAAAACAACAGTTAAAACAATGCGTTGTCATAAATTGGTAGCCGCTAATTTTACTGAAGTTTTCAAAGAAATTCTACAAGTTTACGGACTGCCTAAAATTCAAGAACTTGGAATTGATTTATTTGGAGGTTGTTTTGCTTTTCGTGCTATGCGAGGCGGTTCAGATTACAGCCGCCATAGTTGGGGTATCGCTATTGATTTAGACCCTGAAAGAAATACACTGCACGAAACTAAAAGAACGGCAAGATTTGCACGTCCAGAATATAAGCCGATGATTGATATTTTTTATAAACACGGATTTTTATCTTTAGGAGTTGAAAAAGACTATGATTGGATGCACTTTGAAATTAAACCGATATGATCCGCAAACACACCTTAGAAATTTCGATAATTTTAGCGATTATTCTAATTTTATTTGTATATTTGAATTCTCAAACACAAATAAACTAGAAGTCACTTAGATTACTATTGACTTTCAAAATTCTTAAACCCGATACTTTTTGCATCGGGTTTTTTATTATCTTTGAAATAAAAATTATGAAATATATTCTAATCATATTATTGTTATGTAGCTGCGGAGGAACTCGCCAATCATCAACAGAGTACTTTAAAGTAAAGTCGAATTATGACTTTACCGATAAATCATATATTTTAAATCAAAATGTTCGCTTAAATGATATTGGAGAGCTGAATCCTATTGATAATTCAAAACCTTTCTTTGTAGATGGAAAAGAATATTTTAATGTTTCAATTAAGTTTGACAAATCAAAAATAAAAAATTTTGAATTAAATAAAAAAAACATAGGAACAAGCACAGGAACAACCGAAGTTAAGGAAACTAAACAAACAGAACGAAAAGACAATACTTTATTGTATTTAGGTTCTGTTTTAATTATTGGATGTTTAGTGTTTTTATGGTTTTATTTGCCTAAATTAAAAGTTTAACTTGCAGAAACACCAAGTAATTCGTTAAACAATTTCATCACTTCTCCTTCTCCAGTAATTTTAAAAACTTTGTGTTGTAAATGTTCGACTTGCCTTTGTGTGAATATCATTTCTCTTTGATATGGCTCAGGTTCTTTTGCAGTTTCAACTTCTTTTTCAACTAGCATTGGTGCGAATGTGCTTTTGTTAATCATTTCTTCATAAACAAAAACTTTAGCTTCTAAAGCTCCGATTTTTTCATCTCGGTTATCGAGAATGTGCTGTCTAATAATCTGCTCTAAAATAGTTTCACTACCTCTTTCGATTAAAGATGTTTTAGACATTTTTCCATCATAGCTTCTGTAATCAACTTCTTTTTTAACAAGTTCTTTTACTAATTTTTCAATTTGTTGTCCATTCATAATTTTTTTAATTTTAATTGTTTCTGTAATTATTGCTTATTTGAAGATTGTGAGTTTAAATATCAGTATATTTAAATAAATGCCATACGAAACTTCCGTCTTGAAACGTTCCTATATATTCTCTATTTGTTCCTGTATCGAAGTGTATTTCGTGTCCTGTTCCGTAAATTTCAAACCTTTCAACCATTATGGGTTCTGTAGGATCTACTAAAACCCAAATACAAGGGATATCTCTTTGTTTTTGTAATGTTAAAATCTGATAATTTTTAGGAAGCCTAATATTTTGTATTCCTTGTTCAGATAATTCTATTTTCCAAATTACTTTTTTCATTATCATTTATTTTCTGAATTATACAAATCATTTGCCTTTTCGATTGCTGCGTTTATTGCTTCTGGACGTGTGTTACATTCAATTGTATCTTCATCGAAAAAATTACGCCACTTACCCCATACTTTTACAGGACAAATATAAATCCCAACCGAATCAAACCAATCAACTACAAGTGCGTTTTGGCAGGATTCTGGTAAATCATAAAACGGTATTTCGTTTGGTAATTGTGCTAAAAAAGCATCGAGGCATTTAGATGTTAGTTTCATATCTTAATTATTTTGTTTGATTGTTGTATCGTAAATATTACCAATCACTTTTACTTTGCTTCTGTCTATTTTTGAAAGTAGATCAAAATGCTTTTCCAAAGTACCACGCATCATTCTTTCCCAATATGCATAAAAAGAACCATCTTTAAATATAATTTCAAAAGTATATGAAACTAACCATTTACTAGTATTGTGATGATATTTGCATCTGTCTCCCTCGTATAAATCTCTTTGATTTTTACATTGTAGTCCCGTAAATTGTCTAACATATTTTATCGGTAACACATTCCAAATATCGCATTTTTCTCTAATGTTTGGAATTTCAGACAAAGCATAAACTTTTTTAATTATTCCGTTTACGCTTTCAAATCCATATTCAAATTTTAAATTTTTCATAATTTCTAAAGTATAAATTTTAAATAAATCTGACTATTCCAAACCCAAGGCTCCCCATCGTAAAAATCAGCATCGCCTCTTTTATCATAACTACCACGTAATCCAATACCAAACTTATCGCTAAAATGATACTCAATTGCGCCTTCATATCCAAATATTGGATACGTATTAGCTCGATTAATAACTCCTAATTTAATACCTCCTTTATAATTCCATCGATTTAACGAAGTATTGTAACCTATGCCGGCCGAGGTTTCTAAATAACCATCTTTTAAAGCTGCATAATGAATTTGCGGCCGAATATAAATATGGTTGCTAAATTCCGCTTGAAATTCTACACCACCGTAGAATATATGTTTTTGGAAGATTACGTTATCAGTTACAATTTGAATTGAATAACGATCCTGCGCGCTCGAAATTGCTGTAAAAAGCAATAGTAAATATATTTTTTTCATATCGACTGTAAAAGAATTATACTTTTTAAATTACTTATCCCTATTTCTGGATTTAAAAACATATTGTAATTAAAATAAACATTATTTTTAACTTGTAAAATAATTTCGTTTGTACGTTCTTTATTTTCTACAATTTCATAAGTTCCAAATCGTTTTTGTTTGTTTCCGAAATACATATTTCTTTTCCATTCAACTGCGACTAAATCGCCTTTTTTTAAAAATTGAAATTCATCTAAGGTTTCAATATCTTTTACTTGTATCATAATTTCTGTTTTTTAAATTCCTATTTGTTTTTGTGCTGTTGGGGTTAGTTTTACCGCTTTGAATATTAATAGATTTTCAATAGTGGATTTTGTGTTATATTTTAATACTCGATACCAAATACAAGAATGTTCTTGCTCTATAAAATAAAAATTCCCTTTATCTCTAATTTCAAACCCTTCAAACAAACATCTTTCTTTTGCTTGTTGGTATTCCAAAATATCTGAATAATAGTGTTCCTCTTGAAATTCATGATATTCGTCATAATATTTTTCTTTTATTGGAAATTCCAAAACAACCCAAATGCCATTAAGTAATTTACAAGGCACAAATTGCCATATTTCTAATGGTTGTTTTCCAAAATTTACACGCTTGCGATGTAAATGCCAAGCATTAGGAGACAACAGTCCTTTTTGACTTGCTAACCAATCCGAATGTTCTTGTATTGGTATTAACTTTTCCATAACTACTTTTTATTATTTAATTTCACACTCACACTATACTCATCTCGAACAATGGTGTATTTATTTACATTGAGCTCTTTTGCAATCTCTATACTACGCTCGATTGTTTTTATGATCTGTTTCATAGGGTTTTGCAAGTTCATTAATTTTATCTAAAATTGGAATTGGTACTCTAAGTAGTTTTGTTTCTACCTTATACTTTTTTTTGCGTCCTGCGCCTCTTTCGTTGTGTGTTTTCATAGGTTTATTTTATTTTATTTCGTAAATCAGAAATATTCACAACTAATTTATTTGAAATTGAATTAGGTAAAAATACAAACGCTTCTGGAAAGTTTTCCTCAACTCTTTTATATGTTCTCAATCCAAATAATGCAATTTCAATTTCAGAAAATAGTTTTTTATACTCTTTTTCTTTGTCTTTAATTTCGTTTAATGAATTCTTAATTAACAACGCATCGGATTCATTTGGTTGAAATGATGATTTAAAGGATGGAATATGGTTTTTAGTATTTAAATATTGATATTCAAATCCATTCCCTGACAATTGAAAAGATTGTCTTGTTTCTACATAACTTGGATATTTTTTATAAAAATCCTTAATTTCTTTTGGGATTGTGCTTAAAATAATATTTTCAAGTTTTTGCTTTAAATCTTCTTTTAATCCTTGTAATTCTAAAACTTGTTTTGATAATAATTTTTCAGCTACTTCGGCAGCGATTGTTTTTGTGATGTTCATAATTTTTATTTTAAGTTATTTTTATTGTACAAATATAACACATTTAATTTAATTACAAAATTAATTCTGTTATTTATAATTAATATAAATTAGTATTTTAATTTGCGTACTTAAATTAAAGTTATATCTTTGCTAAACAATAACCAGTAAAAAATTAGAAACTATGAAAACACTATTTAAATTAATTCAGAAAATCCTTTATGGAGGAAAATCTTTAAATGTATCGCTATGAAAACAATATACAACACTTACGTAGTAATGGAATCACAGGAACAATGCGACAGAGTGAAACTCTATATTATCTACAATTGAAAACTTAGAAGAGGTAATAGAATTATTAAAAACTTATTTATCAAAATTATGAACCCAGACGACTACATTGAAGGAACATTTAGCGAGGATAATCCAATCAACCAAATCGAAGTTGAATTAGCCGAAATCGAACAGCAAAAACAGGAAAGTTTTAAATTAAGAATGCGAATTCAAGATTTAGAAATAGGAATTTCGGAATGTATCGAAATTTTAGAGCAATCATCAAATAACATATTAGTAATTAATAAACTGAAAGGATTATGAGTAATTTTAAAGGAACAAAAGGAAAATCAAGTATTACAAATAACTTCGATGTAAGTACAGATAATTTTGGTTTGATAGCCACTACTTTTCGTGGAGGTTCAGGGATGTTTAAAACCATTACTATTGAACAACAGGAATCTAACACCCAACTAATCGCCGACGCATTCAACATAATAAACAAATGCGATTTATTTCCAAGTCAATTATTGGAGCAAAGAAATGAGATGTTGGAGATGTTGAAAGAAGTATTCTCTTATTTAGAAAGTGACATTAAAGCCAAGGCAGAAGAAATGTTATCATACAAAATCGAACAACTAATCAAAAAAACCACAGGATTATGACAACAACAACCATCTTACTAACAGCAGCACTTGTAATAGCCTTAATTGGCTGTTACATATTTTCACAACTATTCTTTGAAATTTTCGAAGAAAATCAAGATTTAAAGCGATCTAATTTATCGCTTAGGGAGGAATTGAGGAATCGAATAATTAAAGATAATGAGTGAAAAATTAGGAATTCCCTATATGGGAAGTAAGCGAAAATTAGCATCCGAAATATTACATAAAATTACAAATAGACACAAAAACGTAACAGATTTTTATGATTTATTTGGCGGTGGAGGCTCGATTAGTTTTACTGCTATTCGTGATTATAGATTTAATGTTCACTACAATGAATTGAATAGTCATATTTATTCTTTAGTAGAGTATTTAAAAAATCACAAAGAATTAGAGCCAAAGTTTTATGAATGGGTAACACGTGAAGAGTTCTTTAAACAATGCAATAGAACGGATGCTGATTGGTATTCTGGTTATGTTATGAGTTGCTGGAGCTTTGGGAATAATTCTGAAAAAGGTTATATGTATGGTGCTGATATTGAAAACTCAAAACGATTGGCACACGAATTTATTGTAAACGGATGTTTAGATTCAATGCGTGAATTAGGAGTTGATATTCCTGAATTGGTGAATATTGTAGGGGTTCAAAATAGAAGGATTGCGTTTTGTAAATTTATAGAAAGTAATGTACAACACTTAGGATATATTGAACACCTAACACGCCTACAGAACCTACAGAACCTAAAAACAACGAATACAAGTTACGAAAATGTTTTGATAACAGGAAATAATCCTGTGATTTATTGTGACATTCCATATAAAGGAACAGGCGAATATAAAGAAGGTGGATTTAATCACGATGCTTTTTATGAGTGGTTTGCTAATTTAGAGTATCCAGCTTATTTAAGCGAGTACGATGTGCCGTTTGAAAAGATTGAAATGTTTAAACATCGTTCTTCTTTAAGCGCAACTAACAATAAAAAGAAAACATTTGAATCTATTTTCTGGAACGGCAAAGGTAATATTATTAATGGTAAATTATTTTAATATGAGTAAACGAAAATCAATTAATATGCACAAATTCTATTGTCTTATGCAATTACTACAAGACAATTTAGATGATCTTCAAGTGACAACTCCGAGAATGAAATTATTAAAAGACAATCTAAGTGAGTTTTGCGAAATTCTAAACAATGAATGTGCTAATACTTACACAATTCAAAAAACTACTTATTTTGTGGAACTTACAAATAAAATAGATACTCTTATGAGAAAATCATTTAATCCTGAAATGTGATGAAACCTAAAAAATACAAATATCCAGAACCAAAATCAAAACGTATTTTTATATTAGATCACATCGGTAAAAATGGAAATGCTTATTTTAAATGCGGTCACTGGTGTACGGATAGTGTATTTAACGATTTAATAGATTTATCAACAGGTTATGCAAGATGGAATAATCCACAATTAGCACTTAGTTTATATTGTTTCTAAACAAACAATTAACTACTTTTACAAAACAAAATCCGCCAAGATTGTTATACACTATTCCTCTCTTGTCACTTGGCGGTACTTGAGGGGAATTTTTAATTTAATAAAATATAGAAATTATGGACTTATCAAAAACAATCATTCCAAAATCAGATCAATTAAACGCTGATGATTTGATTTCAGGAACAAAAACAATTAAAATAAGAGATATTAAAGGAGGCGATGACGAAGCTCAACCTGTATCAATTTATTTCTACGGAGACAATAACAAGCCGTTTAAACCTTGCAAATCTATGCGAAGGGTATTAGTTCAGTTATGGGGCGCTGATGGTTTAAAATACATTGGTCGCAGAATTACATTATTTCGTGATGATACTGTAAAATGGGCGGGTGTTGAAATTGGAGGTATTAGAATTAGTCACGCGTCACACATTCCAGAATCTACACGCGTACTTGTTACTATGGCAAAAAATAAGCGCGCACCTATGACTATTGAAGCGTTGCCTTTAGTAGAAATTAAAGATTTAGAAGCTGCTAAAAAAGCGATTAAAGATAAAAAAGCAACGTTAATTGCTATCTTAGAAAAATACGATTTAACCGATGAACAATTAAAAGCTTTACAAGATGAAACAGTTTAAATGTAGAGCTTCTAAGATTGGTTTATTAATGACTAATCACTCAGGAAAATCATATAAAGAACAATACGAAGATGTTTTATTGAAAAAAGAATCTTTAAACGTAAGATCATCTGAATTTAAAAATAAAGAATGTAAAACAGCCTTGCAAATCGTTAATGAAAAATTACCCGAAATAGAAAAAGAAATTGAAAGATTAAAGCCTTTGATTAATGAAATAATATTAAGCGAAAGCGCAAAATCTTATTGTAAAGAGTGGCTTATTTCCGAATTTACAGGAAAGAAAAAAGATATTAAGTCTAAGTACCTCGAACGCGGAAAAGCAATGGAGGAAAAAGCAATTGAAAGGGTTGCTAAATATTATAATTGCGAACTAACAAAGAATGAAATCGAGTTAGAAAACGAATATTTTACAGGAACTTACGATACTAAAAATACTGAAAGAGTAATTGATACCAAAGTACCATTTGATGCTTTTACGTTTCCTTTTTTTGAACCTGAACCTGATAAGGATTATTATGGTCAATTACAGGGTTATATGAGCCTAACAGGATTAATAAATGGGGGTTTATGTTATTGCTTAGAAAATGGAAGTGATGAGCAAATAGACAAACTATCTTGGCAAATTGCTAAAGATTTAGATAAAGATGAACCCGACATTGAAGATTGGGATATGGCAGAAAAAGAACTTAATTATGACCATTTACCAGATAATTTACGTATAAAAGCTTATGAATTTGGATATAATGAAGATTATATAAAAAAGGCTGAATTAATGGTTTTGGCTTGTAGAAAATATATTGAAACAGAATTATTAACACAAATAAAATTATAAAATGGAAATTTCAGGAAAAATCAAAATCATCAAAGCTACTGAGGAAGTAAGCGCAACATTTTCAAAAAAACAAATTGTCGTTACGACCAGCGAGCAATATCCACAGGATTTGCCTATTGAATTTGTAAATGCAAATATTTCAAAACTTGATTCTTTTTCAGTTGGTCAAGACGTAAAAGTATCGATTAATTTGCGTGGTTCTGAATGGCAAGACAAACACTATCTTTCTGCACAAGGTTGGAAAATTGAGTAAATGAAACCATACCAACACCAAGAAAAAAGCATTGAAGAAATATTAACACACTTGGAAACTCAAAACCGAGTGTGTTATACTTTAGCAACTGGAGGCGGAAAAACAGCTGTGTTTTCTTTTTTGTCAAAGCAATTTATAAAAAAAACAGGTAAAAAAGTTTTGATAGTTGCGCACCGCGAAGAACTTATAAATCAAACCTCTGCAACACTTCGAACTATTGGAGTTACAGTTGAAACGGTTGTTGCTTCCAAGAAAAAACTTAATCACCTTTCACAATCTTATGTTGCAATGATTCAAACTTTAAGAAAGCGTTTGAAAGTTGATGATAATTTTTGTAAAGATGTAGGTTTGATTATTGTCGATGAAGCACATTTATTGATGCACTCTGAAATTTTCGAATATTATCCAGAAGCCAAAATATTAGGAGTTACCGCAACGCCTTGTTTGTTAAAGAAAGTAAATTTTACTAAGTGTGCAAGATGCGGCCATATTTTTGACAGAATAGAGACGTGCTGTAATATTGAAACTTTCGAATATACACGACCTTACACTCTTTCAGAAATTTACGAAGATATTATTATAGGTCGTGACATTTCAGACCTTATAAACGATGGAAAATTAGTTAGGGAATTAGTTTACACTACCGGAGACTTAGATAGAAATTCTTTGAAAATTGATGCAAAAACAGGTGATTTTGACAGCCAAGACGAACAGATTGAAAAAGGAATATTTGATGTTGTAAAAAATTACAAAGAAATTGCATTTGGTAAAAAAACTATCATTTTCAATTCGAGTGCTAAAATAAATTTAATGGTTTATGAAATGTTTAAAAGTGAAGGGTTTCTAAATGTGAAAATTTTTGATAGTGTGAACGATTCAGAAAACCGTAAAAAAGTTTTAGAATGGTTTAAAAATACACCCGATGCTATTTTATGTAATGTTTCAATATTTACTACTGGATTTGATGAACCAAGTGTTGAATGTGTTATTTTGAATCGCGCAACACTAAGCCGTGCATTATATTTACAAATGGTTGGCCGCGGTGGCCGTACTTGTGATTTAATTTATAAACCATATTTCACACTTATAGATGGAGGCGGAAATGTTGAAGCTTTCGGAAAATGGAGTGATGAAATTGATTGGAAACCGATTTTTTACGGAACAGATCAAAAACCTAAGCCAAAAAAAGAAGCTTTAGAAAATGTAAAACAATGTGGTGAATGTGGTTACATACACGCAAAGAATTTACTTGAATGTCCTGAATGTGGCTTTTCTATTATTGAAAAGGAAAAGATAATGTTGATTTCTGGAGAAGTCGCAAAATTAGTTGATAGGGTACCTTTGCCAGATGGAAATAAAATAGTTCAATATTGTAATCGATTAGGACGTGACAAAAATTTCGCTTGGGTTGTGCTTCAAAATCAAATATTAGATTTGTTCTACTATCACAATGTAACCGAAGGAAATTTTATAAATACTGTGCATAATGGAAAGTTTGAAATGTCTATTCGAAATATTATAAAAAGTCCTTATAGCATAATCCAAGGCAGTGAATTGCAATCAGGAACAATGCGCACAAAAGCATATTTGGTAAATAAAATTAAATCACAATTAGAAAAATATTATTATGAAAGAAACTCCAGAAAGTAAAATTCAACAAGAATGTTATACTTGGTTTAATAACACTTATTGTCTAAAACATCATAATCTAAGATTAATAATTCATTCCGTGCCAAATGGAGTGCCAATTCCATTACCACCTAAAATACTATCACGGGTTTTAGATTTACTTCATAAAATGGGAATGGTAAACGGAATTTCTGATTTAATTATTCACGGTGTAAATGGTCGATGCGTAATGGCTGAATGTAAAACAGAAACAGGCGTGCAAAGTCCAGCGCAAAAAGAAATACAAAAAAGAATGCAGCAGTTAGGAGGTGTATATTTTATTTTTCGTAATTTAGAACAATTCCAAACAGAAATAAGAAAAAATTTAGTATATTTGACTATCCCTTGAAAGAGGGATTTTTAAGCAATTAACTTGTAAAAAAATTTACGTTATGAAAAAAGGATTGAAATCTGAAAAGCCAATTAATGCTTTAATAAATAAAAACTTTGTTGTAAAATTTAAAGAGCCGAATGATAAAGATTGGAAAATTTCAAGTGCAAATAAGATAAGTTTGTTTATAAACGATGAAGAACTTAAAATAAGGCTATTTAATAAAGTTTTATCTAATGGAGAACAGCAATACACCATAAGCATAAGAAATCGTCTTAAAATTAAATTTCACTCAAAATAACTATAAAATGACAAAATACGAAGCTACGCAAAAAGTAAAAAAAAGAATTCAATTATCCACAAAGGAAGAAGTCGCTAAAGAACTAGGCATATCTAGGCCAACACTTGATGCGCGTTTGCAATGGCATAAATGGAAAATTTCAGAACTAACTCATATTGAAAAATTATGAAACAATTCAAATATTCACTCGCTAAACGTGGAAAAATTATTTGTGATGGTTGCGGTAAAAAAACAGCTGTTCAATATATTGAAACCGAAAGCGGAAATGTAGTAAGCGGTGCAATGCGTTGTGATCGCGAAGAAAAATGCGGTTATCACAAAAAGCCAGAAGCGAACGATGTTATTTTTATTCCTAAAGAATTGGTTGTAGAAAAAAAAACAGATTATATCTATTTGTCGATATTAGAAAAGCATTTTTTAAATGAAAATGATTGTAATTTAATTACGTTTTTGAAAACTATTTTTGATAATCAACAAATTAAAAAAGCGCGTTTCGACTACCTTTTATCCTGCGTAAATAACAACACTATTTTTTGGCAAATTGACCAATTAGAACGAGTTCGTTCTGGTAAGATTATGGAATATAATCCAGAAACAGGAAAGCGTGTAAAAGACGAAAATGGAAAAGCACATATAAATTGGATACATAAACAGCCTTACAATTTAAAGCAATGTTTGTTTGGTTTACACTTAACCAAAGAAGATAAAACAAAAACTATTGCAATTGTTGAAAGTGAAAAAACAGCTGTAATAATGTCAATGTTTGTGCCTGATTTTCTTTGGCTTGCAACAGGTTCAAAAAACGGTTTTAAAATAGAATATATTTCAACTATAAAGTTGAGAAAAATTATTGCTTTTCCTGATAAAGGATGTTATAAAGAATGGTTTGATAAGGCTTTAGAAATGAATAATTTTGGTTACAATATTACAGTTTCCGATTTAATTGAAACTACTGATTGTGAAAATGGATTAGATATTGCAGATTTATACTTAAAAGAAAAAATATGAGTTTACAAGATAAAATGTCGGCACTTATTACCGAGGAAAAAAAATCTGAATTTCCTATTGAAATATTCCCAAAACCAATTCAATCTTATATTTTAGATGCAAATTCAACGCTTGATAGTAATATTGATTATATGGGTTGTTCTTTACTTTGGGGAGTTAGTGCAATAGTTGGTAATTCTTGCAGTATTGAAGTTAAAGCTGGATGGATTGAATTTTGCAATATTTGGATTGCTTGTGTTGGATCTGCTGGAGTTGGAAAAACTCCATCTATTTCGATGGCAACGCGTCCATTTGAAAGGATTAATTCTGAATTAATTTCATCTTACCCTAGAAAATATGCTATTTGGAAAGAATCTAACGGAGACGAAGAAAACGAGCCTAAACCAGAACAATTTATAGTAAATGATATTACTATTGAGGCATTGGTAGATATACACGGAAAAAACCCTAATTCAATGGGTATGTTTCGAGAAGAACTTGATGGATGGGTAAAAAATATGTCTCGTTATTCTAACGGTTCGGATTTACCTTTTTGGCTAACTACGTGGTCTGGAAAGTCAGTTTCTATGAATCGTAAAAGCGGAAATTCTTATTTACCACGTCCTTTTATTCCGATTTTAGGAGGTGTTCAACCTGCAATTTTAGAAAGCTTTAGTACAGAAGAAAATAAAAGTAATGGTTTTCTTGATAGAATTTTACTTTGTTGTCCTGAAATAAAAATAGAAATGTATAATTCTAACGAAATGGATTATACGGCTATTGAGTATTATGATAATTGGGTTCGTTCTTTTTATCGTAATATTTCGATGGATATTCGAAAAAATGAAGATGATGAAATTATACCTAATGTTTTTAAAATGCACCCAGATGCAAAATATGAATGGGAAAAAATATATAACGAAATTTCTATAATGCAAAATAGCGATGAAGAAAATGAGTATATGAAATCTATGTTACCTAAACAAAAATCATACATTCCTAGATTTGCATTATTAATTCATTTAATAAATAGTTTTGAAGAAACCACTATTCCTGTATTAATTTCAAAAGAAACAATCTTAAAATCGTTTGAATTAAGTAAGTATTTTATTAAGCAAGCGCAAAAAGTAAAAGTAAGCGCAAAAGAAACAAAATCTATTGCATCGATTGTGTCAATTAATAAAGAATTATCACCAAAAGAGATATTTGATATTATGCTTAAAAAAGGAGGTAAGATAAATTATACAAAAGTTGCTGAAATGCTAAACGTTACCCGTGCAACATTATACAGTTGGAGTAAAAGTGTATAGTAACTATACACTTATTATACACTTATTATACACTTTTTCACGTGTTAAGTACTATAAACATTGAATATTATACATATTATACATTATATTAATATAAATATATAAATATATAAAAATTACTATATTTAAAGAGGTTTTTTTAAAAGTGTATAATTATACACTTTTTTAAACTAATGTGTTGATAATTAATATTTTAAAGAAAATTTTACTATACACTTTACTATACACTATACAATTACTATACAATTATGAAAAATACAAACTGCATTCATTGCCAACTATCCTGTAAACAAGTTGGAAAAACAGAATGCGAAACTTATAAACCAATATCAGGAAAGCCGGAACAATTACAAATCGAAATTAAAAATGCTTTTAAAGAGGGCAACTACGAAAAAGGAAAAGAATTACAAGATCAATTATTTAAATTTAATTATGGTGGATTATGAAAAAAATACACATTAACAACGACGACAATTACGCAACTCCTCCAGAATTTTACGAGGAATTGAATAAACGATTTAATTTTGATTTTGACCCGTGTCCTTACAATGAAAATGAAATTGTAAACGATGGATTAAAAATTGAATGGGGAAAATCAAATTTTGCAAACCCTCCATACTCACAAAAACTAAAAGAGGCGTTTATAATAAAAGGTATTGAAGAAATGAAAAAAGGAAAAGTTTGTGTTTTCCTAATTCCTGTTTCGACATCAACAAAATTATTTCACGAATGGATAAAACCAAATGCAACCAAAATTGAATTTGTAAAAGGAAGAATTAAATTTGGAAAACGAGACGAAAACGGAAATTTCTATTTACCATTAAATAAAAACGGTAAAACACAAAGCGGAACAAAAGATAGTATGATTGTAATATTTGATGGAAAATTATGAAATACACGAAAGAACAAGCGGAAAAACTAAAAAATAAAGGGATGGATAATCTTAATGATAAAAACCCATTGCCAGATGTAACTATTAAAGACGGATATTATGTTGTCGAATCTTATATCAATAAAACAACTAACTAAAATCACAGGTGTAAATCAAAACGAACTAAATAGGGTAATTCGATTAATGAATGTACCCACAACGATTTTAAGCAAAAGAAAACAATATTTAGACACGTATAGTCAGGAATTACTTTTTAAGCATTTAAAAGATACTAGAATAAGTAAGGTTGAATTTGAATTTATTGTATTACCTTCTAAAATGAATAAACCTACTCCAGAGTATAGTAGGGAGGAATTTATAAAGAAAGGTTATTTAGAACGAAACTAAATTATATCATTTTGTTAAAGTGAATGTTTTTTTATTTATCTTTGAATATTGAAAATCACTAAAAAATAGGAATTATGACTCAATTACAATCTACAAAAGCAATCAACACTTTGAAATCAAAAGCAATTAAAAAAGGTAGTTATTCAAAATTTAAAGATGCAATTCTTTTAGCTTGCGCAAATCACAAAGAAATGTTTGGTACTGATTTAACTCCAAAACACTTAGTGTAATGGAGTTAACTTTTGAAATAGGCGATAAGGTAAAACACAAAAATACAGGTGATCATATTTATACAATTAAAAGCATTACTGGTAATTATGTAGCGACAATCGAAAGACCAAAAGAGTTATGGGTTCTTTTGAGTCCTAACTCAAAAAGCAGTCCGATAATCAAAGTAAGCGTTTGTTTGATTGAAAACTTAATAAAAACCGAACATAGTAAGAAGCAACTTAAAGCTGACGGAGAGAGTTATTGACGAATAAGGAAACGTCGAAATATTACGGATTGAGAAATTAAGCCAATTGTAACGATGTAAGAGCATTGATTTTCAACATTAGAAGTTAACGTTTTGGTTCGGTTTTTTTAACTAATCTAAAGTGGTCAAATTTGACCACTTTAAAATTAAACAATATTATGAGAAAGAAAAAAGTACACGAATTAAAAACTATTGAGGATATTTGTAAAATAGTTACAGAAGACAATTTTGAAAGATTAGCAAGTGATTTACTTGATTGTATAGGTTTTCATATTAGCCTTAAGAAAAAATTAACTAAAAAAGAATATTCTGAATTAAAAATAGAAAGTATTCTTTGGAAAGATGACGGAGTTATGGGAATGACTTCTTTAAAAGTAAATGGAAAAGATATACAAATAAAAAGAAAATAAAAACATCAATACGTTGAAACTAGAAGTAGTTATAGCCTTAAAATAGAACTGATAGCAAGCTTTTAAGGCTTTTTTTAAATCTTATAAATATGGCAACAAAATGGACTTTAGAACAAGAGCAAACGATTTTAATTGAGGTTGAAAAAAATCCAGAACATTTAAGAGATGCTTTTTTTATTGCTTCTTTAAAAATAAACAGAAGCGCATCTTCTGTATGTACTCATTATTATAACCGAATGATAAATGGTAAGCAAAATAAAGAAAAACAAATAAAAGATATGTCTAATGAAATTATAAAGCTTTATGAGGCTAATTTAGAACTTAAAAAAGAACTTAAAAAATGGAAGAAAAGCTAAATCAATTAATAGGAAAAGAGTATAAATATAAAGATAAATTAATAATTATTAAAAGATGGGGTATTGTAAATACAAATGTTATTATTTATACAGATAAACAAACTTATAATTTTTACGAAAGCGAAATTGATGAATTTATAAACGAATTACAATTAATTAGAGTAAAATTGAAGGAAGGAGTTTTAGAAAAAAGACAAAATGAATTAAAAAATATGGAAAATACACCAAATATACGTACAGTTTCTAATGAGAGTACAGATTTATCTGTAATTCTTTTAGATACTATTCAAAAAGTACAAAAAGACAAAACTTATATTAATCAAGCAAATGCGATTTGTAATGTGGTTTCACAAATGATTAATATCAAAAAATTAGAGTTATTAATAAAGAAAAAATAAAACTATGACAAACACCAAACACCAAAAAACACTTAAAGACCTGATTAAACTTTCAGGTCTTTCACAACGCAAATATGCAGCTAAGCACGGAATAGATGAAGTTAAATTATCTAATTGGGTGCGAGGTTATAGAAACATTCAATTCTGTACGCTTGAATTGTTTGCTTTAGATGATGGATATAAAATTAATTTAAAATTAGAGAAAATATGAAAAAATTTAAGATTACAACAGAACAATTACAGACTATCGAAGCCGATGGATGTACTTATGTTAAAGAATGGTTTCCAGATGCTTTTAATGAGAAGTTGGAGGTTGGGAGATGGTATGTAAGAAAAGAGAATTTAAAGTGTATCATTTGTTATACTGATAACGGCTCAGGTTATGGATTTGGATATGCAGGTATTTGGGGTAATTGGGCATTGAATGAAAGAAACATTAAAGATTTCAGAAAAGCCACCAACCAAGAAGTACTTGAAGTATTGACTAAAGAAGCGGTTAAGAAGGGGTTTAAAGAAGGCAGAAAATTTACGTCATGCGTCAGTAACTTCATAGATATATGCAATGGTTATTTTTCATATAATGAAGAGCTTAATGAATTATACTCAAATGGTACGTGTGTTTTTTCTAATGGAAAATGGGCAACCATAATCAAAACCAAACAAATGACAATCAAAGAAATTGAAAAAGAATTAGGATATAATATTGAAATTGTATGAAAGCGAGTGATGATTTTATAGATTGGGACGATGATTTTATAGATTGGTGGATAGAAAATGAACCTGAATTGACAGAGGAAGAACAAAAGCAGAAAATGATTGAATTAGATAAATGCTGTGATTTTATATTAAAAAACAACATAACACCAAATATGGATAGTATTTATTAATATTGTTTGAGTTATTAAAAATAATTCACTAATTTAGCAATTCATAATTTCTATCCCCGTGACTGTTTTTATAGAAACGGGGTTAAATTTAAAAGTATGGCCAGACCTTCAACATATAATTTAGAAACTTGTAAAACCATTTGTGACGATGTTGCCAATGGTTTTAATATTAAGACTGTTTTGAAATCAAATGAAGCTTATCCAACTTTTCAAACTTGGTGTAATTGGAAGCGTGAAAATACAGAATTATTTGACCTGTATGTAAAGGCTATGCAAGATAAGTCCGAAAGCGAGTTAGAAGAAATTGACTATGTTCGTGATATGTTAAAGTCGGGAGAAATTGAACCGTCAGCAGCTAATGTTTTGATACAAACAAGTAAATGGTTAGCTTCTAAATTTTATCCTAAAATGTTTGGAGACAAAGTTGATTTAACCTCAGGAGGCGAAAAATTACAAACACCACCATCTTCAATAAACGTCAGAATAATCGAAAATAACGATGACGAGTAATTCAATTGATTTTTTAGCTACAAAAGTATTTCGAGATATTTGGCAGGCTTCACAATCAGGAAAATACAAGTTAATCGTTGAGGAAGGAAGCTCCAGAAGTTCAAAAACTTGGTCAAACTTCCAAAATTTATTTCTTGATTTATTTGAAAACCCATTAACAACATGTACTATTCTAAGAGATACTCAGAAGTCTTGCCGTGAAATTGTAGAGATTGACTGGGTAAAATGGCTATCCGATCCAATGGGTAGAAAAAAGCAGTTAGAAAACAAAGAGATTAATGTACAGGAATTTGATGCTTTTATCAAAAACGAAAGCTTGACGAAGTATTTTCTGCGTAACAAAACAAACCATACTTGGACATTTTTACACAATAATTCATTTATTAGATTTACTGGATTAGACGATGAAGATGATGCAATGGGGATGACACAAGATATATGCTGGATAAACGAACCGTATAAATTTAGTCACGAAGTTTATAAACAATTATCTCAAAGAACATCAAAATATATTTTATTCGATTGGAATCCAAAACAAACACATTGGGTAAATGAGGAAAAGCGTAAAGAAAATACAATTACTTTGTTTTCTACATTTGAAGATAATCCATTTTGCCCTATTGAATCGAAAATACAAATACAATCCTATCAACCGGTTGAGCAGTGCGATGTTGTTTTAAAAGATATTTTAAGTACTTTAGAGTGCAAAAATTATGATGTTGATGTAAATGAAAAACAGTTTACTAAAAAACAAATAAATGAGATTAAGCGATGCATTTACAATGAATCTATAAATAGCGCGTCTTTGTATCACTGGCTTGTTTTTGGCCGTGGTTTGAAGTCTGAAAAGCCAAACCGCATTTTTAAAGGATGGAAAACGCTATCAAATGCGGACTTTGAAAAATTGCCGTATCAAAGCTATTACGGATTAGATTTCGGATTAAGTGCTCCAACCGCTTTGGTAGAAATGAAATTTGACGGTGATGAAAACTATTTCTTTAAAGAAAGATTATATAAACCGTTAAATGATATTAAAGGAAGTTTGTCTGACGAATTCGAACGTTTAGGAATTGAGAAACATAAGCAAATAATTTGTGATAGTGGGAACGAACTAAATAAAGAGGAATCACGTAAACTTAAAAATTCAGGCTACAATGTGATAGGCGCAAAAAAGGGTAGCGGATCTATTGCAGCAGGAATTGAAACGATGCAAAAAAGTAAAATTCATTACACTAAGGAATCTTTAAATATTGAACTTGAATACGAATCATATTCTTGGAAAATATGGCAAGGAATCCAAATGGATGTACCGGAGGAGAATGGAGATGACCACATACTTGACGCAAAGAAATATGTTATTTCTTGGTTTGTTAAAGTTTTTAGATTATCTTAGATTAATAATATAAAATATATAGATTATGAACAATAAATTATCAGACTGGATAAAAGCGTATTTCTTAACTTACGGAATGTTTTCATTTGTTTTAAATGCTTCAAATAATAACGCAATAGCATACTTTTCATTAGCTATTATAACGTTATTTGCGTGTGGCATTGGGTATATTTTCTTTTCTTTAATAAATTATATCGATAGTAAATAATATTTACTATATTTGCTTTAATTATTAATGTTGTGAAACATCGATTATATGGGATTATTTGGATTATGGGGTAAAAATGTCACCGTGGAGAGAGACCGCAGTGGAGCTTTTACCTATTCTTTTTTAGATCAAGACGGCTTTACAAATTCTACTAAGTATTTAGAATTATCTTTGACAAACCCCGTGTTAATCGCTATTATTGCTTTGCGCTCAAAGATTTATTCTCAAATGAAAATTACTCATTTGAATAGTTCAGGTAAACCAATTGAAAACAGCGAAATAATTAAATTATTCAAACAACCGAATTACTTCCAATCTCAGGAAGATTTTTTCTTTCAGCAAATGTGGTTTTTAAGCGCGGCCGGAACAAACTATACTTACAAAGTTGATGCTTTAAATTCTACAAAAGCAATATTCAATCTTATTCCTTCTGAAATAGAGTTAAATAATACTGAAAAAGTTAAATCATTTATGTACACACAAGCTGAATTAAAAGCTTATGGAGACAAGAAAATAATATATAAATTAGACGGTCAAACTTTTGAAATTAAATTAAAAGATATTGTACCGACTTATGATTTGGCGAACGGATTGACTTTAAATTCTTTAATGAGTTCGCCTTCGCGTTTAAAAGGTATTTCAAAAACAATTGAAAATATCGAAGAGAATTTACTTTCTAAAAACGTAAATTTAAAGATGAGCCAAAAATATCTTATGGCAAGTCAAGGCGATGGAAATGAAGCACAAATACAAGACGGTGACCGTAAAGATATATTCTCTAAGATTGCTAAAAAATCATTATTGATTACAAACGCGAACATCAAGGCTCAACACTTAGTTAGTGATATGAAACGCTTGTATTTAGATGAGCAATTTTCTAGTGATGCTTTAACGTGTTTAAATGCGTTTGAAATGAATAAAGATATTATCAATTATTTTTCTAACGGCTCAAGTACTTACGAAAATAAAGAAAAAGCAATGTTAGATTACGTTCAAAATTCAATCCAAACAGATGCTAACAATACAATGAATAGTTTTGCAAGTGCATTCGGTTTGATTGATAAAAACGAATCATTAGTAGCTACTTACAATCATTTACCAGTTATGCAATTGGTAATGAAAACTAAAATAGATACTTTAAAAGCATATCAAGATACTTTGATTTATGAAACACCGGAAGAGCAAAAAAGATTAAGTAATGATTTTAAATTAATACTTGGATTATGAAAACAAGAACTATAAAGAAAAGTTTTGTAATATGCATTTTTAATATAGGAGTAAATATTATTGGTATTCCTGAAGCAATATCTCATTATTTTAATTATGAATTAAAAGAGCGAAATGTAAAACAAAGATATTCTTATTAATTATGAAAGAAGTAAAAAAGCCTGAATTAATTCAGGCGCAAATAGAGAAAGCTAAAAAAGAATCATTAAAAAGAGAATTGAATAAAGATAAAGAAATTAAGAAATGATAAAATCAGTTTATTTTCCAGATAAAACATTCGAAACCAAAGAGGAACTTTTCAAAGAATTGAAAACCAATCTTGATTTTATTACGGATGCTAAAAAGTCACAAATACAAAAATCTTGTGATAAGGGTTTATCAGTAACTTGTAAATCTTTGGATCTATTAAAGTTTGAAGACCAATTAAAGGGAATAAAAATTGATGATAATTTCTATTACATTGCAGTTAATTCAACTCTTATTTTAGATAGCCACGAAGATTTACATTTAAATAATATTTGGAATAAATCAATTAAAGAACAGCAAGGTAAAAACTATCTTGTTATTGATCACGAGTTAGAAGTTGATAAAGTTGTAGTAAGAAAAGAACACATTGAAATGTTTGTTGCTAAAGTGCCATTTTCATTACTTGGCAAATCATACGAAGGTGAAACACAAGCTTTAATATATAAAGTACCTAAATCACAAGTAAAACATCAAGCCGTTAAGGAATGGTTAGAAAGTGGAGACGATATCGAAGGAAGTGTTAGGATGCAATATGTTACATTTGTTTTATGTATGGATAGCAACGACCCAGAAGATGAAACTTATAAAGCAAATTATGACTTATATTATCCTATGATTGCAAATAAAGAAGACTTTGAATATATATCTTATTTCTTTGCGATTAAAGAAGCTAAAAACGTAAGGGAATCTAGTTTAGTAGTATTTGGAAGCAACTCTACAACTGGACAAATTACAAACAATAAAACGGAAGCCGTCGAAGACACTACCGAAATTAAAGAAGAGCCGTCAATCGACACTCAAACGCATACAACGAACAAAAGAAGAAGAATTTTAATCTAAAACAAAAAACTATGTTTAAGTACAAAACAGATGCGGAAGTTCAGGCAATGACCGAACAAGAAGCAAACGATTACGCAATTGCAAAAAGAGCACACGAAGCCGATTTGCAAACAAAAGCTATTGATTTAGCGGTAAAAGGAGCGAAAGACGCTTTTGATGTTGAATTGAAAAAAGTAAAAGATGATAACACTGAATTAGCTTTAAAAGTTACCGAATTGGAAACTAAAGGGGTAAAATCAGTTGTTAAAACTTTTGTTGATGAAATAAAAGAGAATAAAGATGCATTGAAAGCTATTGCGAAAGGCGGAAATGCAGAAATCGTAATGAAGGCCGACACATTGAGAGCTTCAATTGCTACAGATCCAAGCGGTTTATTTATCGGTGGAATTGGACAACTTCAAAGAGTTAAAAGAAGCCTTTATAATTTCTTTCCTAAAATTACAGTAGGAAAAGGAAATCATAGTGGAATTATTCGCTATATTGACTGGGACGAAGCTACAACCGTTAAAGCTGCTGCAAGTGTTGCCGAAGGCGTTGCGTTCGCTGAATCAACTGCTAAATTCAAAGGGTATTCTTTGACATTGCAAAAAATTGGAGATACTTTGCCTGTTTCAGAAGAGTTTTTTGAAGATGACGTAATGGCTGCTTCTGAGTTGGATATGTTTTTAGCTACAAATGTTGAAGACAAAGTAGATTCTCAATTAGTAATTGGAGACAATACAGGAACGAATTTAAAAGGATTGGTTTCTAGCGCGCCTGCATATACGCCAGTAGCTTCTGGAATAACAGACGCAAACATTTACGACTTGGTAGCAAAAGTAAGTGAAAGCATTACATCAGTAGGCGGAGCAAAATACAGCCCTGATTTTGTAGCAATGAATATTGCAGATATTAATAAATTGAAATTGAAAAAAGACACTACAAATAACTACGTGTTTAATTTCAATGATCCAAGAATTGATACTTTGAATATCATTGAAGATAACAATGTAGTTGCAAATACTTTGTATTTGGGAGATTCAAGATATGCACGTATCTACGAAATGAGTGGAGTTGTTGTGTCTAAAGGATATAATGGAGCTGATTTTGTTGAAGATATGCAAACATTGAAAGCAAGAAAACGTCTAAACCTTTTGATTCGTGAAGCGGACAAAACAGGATTTAGAAAAGTTACTTCTATTTCTGCTGCATTGGTAACTTTAGCAACGGCTTAATTATGATAGGCATTAAGTTTATTGAGGATTTTGCCAACAAGGTAGTTGATGACAGAATAGTTGTTGATGGACAACTAGCCTCACAGCTAATAGCTGAAGGAGTCGCTATTTTAGATCCGGTTCAAACCGAAGCAGTAGCGGCAACAGTTCTAAGTAAGAAAAAGTCAAAGTAATTTAAAAATTAAACCTAATGCAAATAGTAAATAGTACATTTTTCAATAATCAAAATTATATTCATATTCCTTTAGCGGTTGTTGACCCGTCAAGTACTCCAAACAATGCTACTGAATTAGACTATCTTTGCGAAAAGTTGGAACGTAAAATATTACTAAATGCATTGGGTTTATCTCTTTACAATGGAATTAAAGCATTGACTGACGTTACAATTGAGCTGCCAGAAAATGAAAAGTTTAAAAAACTAATTGAAGGAGACGAATACGATGGTAAAATATGGTTAGGATTAGACAATGATGATTCATTGATTGCTAACTTTATTTATCAAGAGTTCGTTACTCAAACAGATATTAGACTTTCTGCAACTGGAGCAAAAAAAGTAAATCCAGAAAATGCAACCGCTCAAACGCCAAAATACTTAATTGCCGGAGCGCATCAAAATTTTATCAAACAATATCAAGGCGAGTATTTAATAGAGCCTATTGTAACTGATAATTTCATTGATTGGTATGGGTGTAATGGAATTGAAAAAAGTCTTTATGGTTATTTGATGGACAAACAAGCCGATTTTACAAACTGGAAGCCGGAATACTTTAGAATTTACGAAACTAAAAACAGCTTTGGTATATGATAGTTTTTGAAGAGAAATTAAGGGAATTAGTCGCATTAATGCCAAAATGGAACGGAACGCATGACGTTCGTTATGATTGGGGCACAATTGACGTATTAAATAAATTCTTAGTTCTAAAAGAAAGCAAATCAAAATATCCGCTTATTTGGTTAGTGACTTCAAAAGATACTGACGACTTATTGCGAAATCGAGTTACAAGACAGGCAAGATTTGTTATCGCTACAAGGTCAAATGATGTCGATTCATTCAACGCTAAGCAATACCAAACGGATTACAAAGAAATCCTGATACCTGTTTACAATGACTTTATAACCGTTCTAAATAGTAGCGGAATTTCTAAGATAGTTGGAAGCACTATTGATAAAGAATTAAAGCCAAATTACAGCGTAAACGATAACGGTAAAGGATTAGTTACTATCTGGAATGCTTTAGTTTTAGATATTGAAGTTGAGTTGACAAATGGGTGTATAATAGAAAATATTAAATTTTAAAGCTATGGCTGAAAAAAGAATAAATTTAAAACTATTTACGGTAAAAAAAGAATTTACACGAGATAGATTGTATAAAGTTGGGTCTATGATTCCGCTTTGCACAATAAACGACAAAAAAACAATTGATAAATTAATCTTAAACAAATTTATAAAATGAGTTTAGAAACACAAATTAACACTATTGATTGTTCTCAATCAGGTGTATTAGGCACTGGTTTAGCTGGGTGCCGAATTGATAGAAAGCGCGTTACAGCGTTAGGATTAGTTCAAAAAGGATATAAGTTCAATGCTGAAATCACAAAAGCATATTTAAGAACTTTGCAGGAATCAGGCGTTTTGATTATGTTGCAGGGCGTTGTTTCGTTTGAAGACAATACAGCAGATGACAATATTATTACGCGTGCAGGATCTGGAATAAAAGTTGTTGCCGGAAAGAATCCGTACGAGCATACAATTACTTTCGACAACGGAATTAATTTTCATAAAGCTTTAACATCGTTAAGCGGTTTCAATGCTTATGATTTGGTTTTATTCGATGTTGATAATTCCATGTTTTTTACAGTTACAAAATCAGGCGATGCAAAAGGCTTTACGCTTGGAATGTTTGAAAACGGTAAATACATGGGAGCGAACGGAACAGATGCAAGTTCTCAAACAGTTGTTTTGCAATTGACTGAAAGAGCAGAAATCGATGAACGTATGTCTTGGATTGAAAATAACTTGTTAGATTTCTCTTATGGGGAGTTGACCGGAGTTAATGAAGTTTTATTGACAGTTGATCCAATTATAACCGCTTCGACTTCAATTGTTGTAAGTGCGTATTTATTGGATAAAATACATCCAGTTGAGGGGTTGTTGGTAGGTGACTTTACGGTAACTCGTAACGGGGTTGCAATTGTTCCTAGTTTATTGTCTTACAATGCAACGACTAAAAAATATACGTTAACAGTAACGGCTAATACAACTGCTGATATTGTAACAGTAGATTTGAATGATATTGTTTTAACTTTAGCCGATGTTTTATACAAAAGCGCTGTTCAAACAGTTGTAGTTACTGCTTAATTAATTTAAAAGAAATGAGAAAATTAAAGCGATGCAGAAATGTGTCGCTTTTTTTGTATATTTGTGTGAAATGACAACAATAAACGATTATATCAAAAAAGCTAAATTCGTGGCAAGTGAAATGCTTAACGAACAGGAGCGAATTGTTTTGGCTAATGAAAATCGTATTATATCGTTAAATGTAGATGCTTTTCAAGATAGTATGGGTAACGATGGGAATATATTAAAACATAGTAACGAAAAAGTATTTAAAGGAACATATACGCTGGCAACTCAATTATTAAACCCAAAAAAAGTAGCGGGAACGCCTTATACATTTCTTGATACAGGTGCTTTTTTATCAAATATGCAAATTGATTTACAGCCTAATTTAACAAAGTTTGACATATTTAGCACAGGAACTGGAAGCGGAGAGAAAGCATTGTTTTTTAGTGGATATAATAACTTATTTGGACTAAATAAAAATAACAGTGATATTGTTAATTATAATATTATTTACCCGGAATTAATGAAATTTATAAAAAAGTATTTATGAAACTGACTAAAACAAAATACTACAACACAATCGAAACATTACCACTATACAATTTCGATAAATACAGAACCACAACGGACTTGAATTGGTTTCGTCAAGATTATGACGGTAGGCAGAAAAAAGAAAGCGCAGAAGCTTTGCAACCAATCGAGAAAATTATTTTAGATGAATATTTCAAGGCAATTGATGACCGTTCATTTACAAATAGATTGCAAAAATGGTGCGAAATTGAAACTTTAAAGCTTAAATACCACGTTGTAAAGTCATTGATCAATAGAATGTGGTTAGGTTTTGGGGATAAAGAAATGGAAACTCGTTTAATATTCGTTAGAGAATTAGCAAGGCACGGTTTTAAAATGTCAGAAATAAACACAGTTGATGGCGATGCAGTTGAATTACAGCGATTAAATACAGGTTGCGAAGGTATTAAAACACGCATATCGTTAATTGAAATTGAATTAAAAAAAGATGCAAATATAGAAAGTGTTTCTTTGGCTAAACAGTTGCAAATTGCGACTATTGGACTTCAATATCAATATCGATTAAATCCAAAAGAAATAACACTTTTGGAGTGGATAGAAATATCAAAATTATTAGAAGAAAAAGCTAAACAGAATTAATATGGCAAATAGTGTAGATTTAGTAATTGGAGCGGAAGCGATTAAACAAGTTGAAAGCTTAATTTCAAAGTTAAGTTTAGCGGATGCTGAATTGATTAAAATTAGTCAAAGCGCATCGACTGCGAGTAAGGGGATTACAGGAATTTCAACGCCTTCTGGACTTGATAAAGCGGTTAGCAATACAAGTACCTTAAATGCTCAATTAGAGAAGCAAAACGCCATAATTACCAAACTGCACTCTGATATTGCAAAAAAAGCCGAACAAAGCCGTTTGGCTGAAATTCGCTTGCAACAACAACGCGAAAAAGCTTTTGATTCATTTGAAAAGAATGCGCGTAAAGAGCAAATTACAGCAGAAAAAACAAATAATTTATACAATAAAACCCAAACGCAAATAAATAACCTTACAAAGGTTTATAATGATTTGGCGATTAGAAAAGAAAGATATAATAATCTTTCTGCAAACGAAGAAATGCGTTTAGGCACGCTTGGGAGAGTTACTGAAAAATACAATGGTATTTTAAAAATGACCGATGCGACTATTGGTAAAAATCAAAGAAACGTCGGAAACTACGCAAGCGGTTACAATGCGCTTGGAAATTCAATAAATCAATTATCACGTGAAGCACCGGCATTTGCAAATAGCGTGAATACTGGATTCATGGCTTTATCAAATAACTTTCCTGCTTTATTTGATGCTATTAATGGTATTCGTGATAAAAACAAAATGTTAGTTGCAGAAGGGAAACCGACAGTAAGTGTTTTGAGATCTATTGCCGGAGCCGTTTTTAGTTGGCAAACAGCTTTAAGCGTTGGGGTTACATTGTTAACGTTATATGGTGGTCAATTTATAAAATGGATTGGTGAACTTTCTAAAGGAAAAGAAGGTATTTCTGATTTAAAATTACGAATGGACACTTTAAATAAATCATTTGAAGAAAGTTCAGTAAAAGAAGCTGTTAAAAACGTACAGGAATTAGCGATTAATATTGATCTAGCAAAACAGGGCTTTTTAGACAAAGATCAAGTTGTAAAACAATACAATGACACTATTGGAAAAACAACCGGATTTGTTACAAATTTAGACGATGCTGAAAAAGAATTAACGGCCAATGGAGACGCTTATATAAAAATGACGTTGTATAAGGCAGCGGCTAATTTAGCGTTAGAGGATGCGGCTAAACAATCATTAGAGGCGGAAAAAAGCCGTTTAAAATCATTGAAAGAGTTTGCTGGTCAAAGTGCTGATGTTGGAGTTTCTGTTGGTTCAACCGCTCCTGGATTCGATCCAACAGCAGCGGCTAGGATAGCTAAAAAAGATATTGATGCTCAAAAGAAAAAGAAGAATGAAGAAATTAAAATAAATACTGATGCAGCGCAACAAAATATAAATATTGCTAAAAAGTTTCAACAAGACGCTGCGAAGATTGCTCAATATTTTGACTTTAATTTATTTGGCGATACTAAAAAAGAAAAGGTAAAAAAAGCAAAACAAGAAAAATCAAAACGCGAAGATTTAGACCATTTAGAAAGCTATATTAAGCCAGTTGGAACAATTATAGAGGAAATAAATGCAGAAATAAACCGTTTGACTACTGAAAAAATAATAGCAAATGAAGCTGAATTACCGGCTATAAATGAACAATTGCGATTATTATTAGAACTTAAAAAACAATTAAACGCAGTTCCAACTGCCGCAGGTATTCCAAATATTATTACGCCAGAAGTGCCAAAAGCGAGTATGACAAAACTCAAAAACGACTGGAAAGATACTTTTAATGAAATTGCAGAAAGCGCACAACAAGCCGGTGACATTATAGCAGATTTTAGCGAAATGAATTTTAAAAATGAATATGCTCGTTTGGAAAGCCAAAAAGATATTTCTTTGAAGTTTGCCGGAGATAGTGCAGAAGCTAAGGCGAAAATAGAAGAGGATTACGAAAAGAAACGTAAAGAAATAGCGAACCGAGAAAATAAAGCAAAGCAAAGACAAGCTATATTTAATATTGCTATTGATACGGCTCAGGCAATTATGGCAACACTTGGTAAAACAGGATTTGCAGGACTTCCAACTGCTTTGATATTAGGGGCGTTTGGGGCGGCTCAAATTGCTTTGGTTGCATCACAAAAGATACCGGAATACTGGACAGGAACTGACAGCGCAAACGCAGGATTTGCCTATACCAACGAAAGAGGCGCGGAGCTTCATACTGATAAACACGGGAATATTAAAGACTTTGGAGACAATAAAGGGGCGCGTTTAACAATGATGGAGCAAGGAGACAAGGTTTATACGGCTAGCGAAACTAAACAAATGTTGTTTAATGATGATTTGAATTATATGTTAAATAGCAAAGGAATATCGATGCCTCGCAATAACGGTTCAGTAGGAATGACAGCGCCAGAAATGGATTATATTATTGGCAAACATTTTGCTAAAATACAAACTAATAACACTACTTTTGATAAAAATGGTTTTTCAAGTTGGAGTGAAAAGAATGGAAATAGAACAAAGCAAAATGCAAATAGAGTATCTGGAATAGGTTTTAAAGTATAAATTATGAAATTCACATTAAATTTTAAGTCAGATAATTACGGATTAAAAGTCATTGACGAACCGTTTGGCACAAGTGATATTAATTTCTCGTTAAATCAAAAGCCTAATAAAATGGGTCGTGATATTAGTTTCTCAGGTAATGAAATTCAATTCGAATTTACAAATATGCGTAATCACGAATTGAAACAATTACTTTATTATCATAGAAAATTTGGTTTTGAATCGGTTGTAGTTTTGACTATTGAAGTTGACGAAAATAATAAATACAATTGTGATTTAGATTTTGCAACGGCTGAAACTGATGATTTGACTAAATTTAAATGTAAAGGTATTCAAAACGGAAGTTTGCAAATTATAAAAAGAAGAACGTCCGTAAAAGTTGACGTTTTAAGCGATGTTGATTTAGATGGTAATTATATTGGCGGCTTAGTCCCTGAAAATATGCTTTTATTAGCAAAGCCAGTCATACAAACAAGTGAATGGACTCAAACTGAATTATTCAGTGAAAATATTGCAGCAGCTAATGCGCAACCAATAACAGTTTATGCGCAAGTAAATCCATGCCAAAATATAATTAAAAGTGGAATTGAAGATACTTTAAGTTTTTTTCAGTCCAAAGAAACACAACAAGTAAATCCATTTACAACTTCTAATTTTACATTATTAACGGCTAAAAATGCATTAAAAGATATAAATATAAATATCAAAGACGCATTAATCCATCTTGAAACCGATGTAGACAATGGAGGCGAGGGATATGTTGATTTTAATTTTAATATTTATTACGGCTCTAGTTTTGCTACTGCTGTAAAACACACCTTATTGAACACGTATAAAACCGAACATCAAACCTATGATTTTTCAGGAGATTTTTTCTATAACATTGCTTCGCTAAATAGAGGCGATTCTATTTGGATTCAATTTGATTTAAAGGTTAGACAATCTCATACAAACGTTATAGGTAATTTAATTCAAAGATTTGAGTGTTTTACAAATATATCAGGGATGAATATTCAAATAACAGCAGAAAGCACTGCTTATAATTCAGTTTCAAAATCATTACGTTTAGTTGATGTAATGAAACAAATAATTAAATCAAATTCTGGATTATCAATTAATGCACCACATTTTAAAAGCTTAGGTCAATTTTACGACAATAGATTGGTAAATGGGAACTTATTAAGAGGGATTATAAATAAGCCTTTTTACGTTAGTTTAGAAGATATTGAAAAGTCAATAACTGAAATGAACGGAGATTATGAAATCGGATCAGATGGAAAAGTTTTCTTTGGGATTGAATCTGACTTTTACACAAATACTGAAAGCGGTTTTTTTAATAACACCCAATTTTCAGAAATGAATAAGACTTTTAATCCTAGATTTATGATTAATGAATTTGGTTTTAAATATTCAAATTATCAATCACAAAAAGAAAATGAGGAAATAAATAGCGCGGATACTATCCACGGAGAAAGTAAATTTGTATTTTTTAATAAATCAGTTGAGAATAAAAAAGAGGTTGAGGTAGATTGGACACGCGATGCGTTTTTAATTGAAGCAACGAGAAAAAAAGCAATTGAAATAAAAGAAAATACAGCTAGTCAGGACGACGATACTATATTTTGCATAGATTCAATTAACACGACTTTTGACAATGAATTTATAGAGGTTACAGAAATGCAACACGCTTATAATAATTCTACATTTTTGCTTACATTAACAAATGACGGTTCGATAAATTTTAATTCATTAGGAATACAGGCTGGGAGTTATTTTTATATTCAAACACCTGATTTAAATGCCGGCACTTATTCTGTATTTTCAGTTAGTCAAAATGTTTTAGAATTAAATAGAATATTAGGAATTACGTCAACAGCTGGAAATGGAACGCGTTTAACAAAATATAAATATACTTTATCGCAATCATTTGTGCCTTTTACTAATTATACGAATCAAGGATTTAGCGAAACTGAAAATTTAAACGCATCGGAAAGTTATAGTAATAGACGCTATTCGATTAAAAGAAATATTTATAATTATTGGCAGTCATATATTGCAAGTTGTAATTTATATTGGAAAAATAAACCATTAAAAAACACTTGGTATAAAAATAATGGAGATTACACGGCTAAATATAACGGTGTTAAATTAACCGAGAAAGCCGATATAATACCAATAAATCCAATATTATCTCCAACGCTTTACAATGACATTATTTTTGCAAATGTAGAGTTTGAGGATTTTATTACTTTACAAAATGCGATACGTTCAGAGCGTGGATTTATTAGAACGATTGATAATAACGAAAAAGTTATAAAAATTTATCCTGTTGATATTGAATATTCGCTACTTGAAAAGAAATTAATTATAAAAGCAGAGGAAAAATTCGAACCGTCATCAATGACTATTTCAACTGAATTTGATTATATTTTAATTAATAATGAAACCAGATTACAGGATTTGCAGTATGAAATAAAAGACGAAAAAGTATATTTATTTGACGAAAACCGTTACAGACTATACAATGGCGTCTACTGGATGGAGATTTCTGTAAATGGTGCTTTTGCTG